AACAAGAAGTGATTGGTTAAGACTTGTTCCTGCCTTCGAACCACGTAACATATTAGTATTTAAAAATCCAATAATTGTTACTAGATCACCAAACTCAATATCTGCTAATGATGCTTGGGCCGTAACAAATTCTAATGCTGATCTCAGTTCTTCTAGTTCGACTTGCTGAGAAGTATACGTAAAAGTTAAAATATCAGCAATTTTAGTAAACCTTTCACTTGTTGTAGCTGCTTCTTCTAACGACTCACCAAACACATTATAGGCACCGGCAACAAGCTTGGCAGTTTCTTCTAAGTCAGAGTTCAAACCAATAGCAGTATTCATCACTGCGGGTAAACCTGCTAACTGTTCTTCAGCAGTAAGTCCAGCACTACCAAGAGCAAAGAGTGCTTCAGCCGTTTGAAAAATCTTACCACGTGACGCACCAAAATCTAAGGCGGCATCACGTAAATCTTGAAACGCTTCAGACGAAGCACGAGTTACCGTTTGTGCTCTACGAAATGAACGTTCAAGTTGGTCTAATTGTTGAACAGACGATGTAACAGCCGTCGTGCCAAGCCGAATTACTCCATAAATCAAGGCATAGCCAGCAGCAAACTTACTTGCCTGTCGCAAAAAACTACCAAAGGTCAAATTCATTTTATCAAACGACTGACCGGCTCCGGTTGCTCTACGTTGAGCAATCGACATAGCTTCACCAATACGACGTGAACTTGGGCCGACAATACGTGAAGCACGAGCATACTGACCAAGCTCTTTATTTAGTTGTAGCATCGAGCGAGTTGTAACCTTAGAACCTGCTGCTACAATTTGAATGCCTTGACGCGCACGACCTGACGCGCCTCGTGTTTTACTAAGAGCAGTGGCTACACGTTCAGTGCTTCGTCCAAGACGTTGAGTGCTATCTGTAGACTTATCGGTTGCAGACCTCGAACTGTTTAGCTGTTGCTCTGCTTGTTTCAATCGTTGAGACATACGAGCAATAGCTGCTTCAGCCTGAGCTGATTCAACACTATATGTTACAATAAACTGCGATTGTTCAATTGCCATTAGACTTTTCCTGTGAAATCAAATACTTCTACGCTTGCTCCTTGTGGAGCTTTTATGCGACTGCGAACTTTATCTAAATACGCATCTCGTTTTTGTTTTTTCTTACGACGTAATTTATCTTCTTTTACCCATGCAAAAAACGCATCAAGCCATAAGTCATTTTCAATAATATCGCTTGACAACTCATCATAGGATTCTGTGCTCAACGCAGAATATGTATTGTCATATACCCGCAGCCAATACACAAAATGATGTTGTGCGGGTGTTAATCTGCCCGACCCATCAAGGAACAACAATCCCAATTCCTTGACATTCTCATAGCTCAACTGCCAGTGTTGGGATCGGGCGAGACGACGAAAGGGGCTTCTGAGGCTCCTAAGCCGTAAAACAGTTGAAGAAAATTACTTAACAAAACAAGTCCAAGTTGAGAGTCACGAGAATTCATAAACACTTCAACAGACGAATAAACAGGCGTCCACTTCTTTCCTGTCTTTTTTCGTTTCTCTGCACATGCCGCAACTAAATAAGCATGTTCTTCCATCTTAGCCAGATTTTCAACTGTATCCCCAAACAATTCACTTTCTTTTTTTAATGCATCATCAATCTTACTACGTAACTTAGAAATTTCATTCGTTAATCCTGATATGAGTTTTTTTGATTTCTCTCGTGCTGAGTCTCCATCCTTCACGAGATCGAATAATTCAACGAGCTTCTCTTCTTCTTTATTTCGAAACTCTTCTAAAATTCTTTCTGTTGAAGGAAGCACTACACCACGTTCTTCATACAATCGTTTCATTTCATCTTTTGTCAAATACTCATTGTTTCGAAGAAACATAGCATACGCTCGTGCAGAACATTTTCGAGCTTCAATTTCTTCAGCATGTGTTGGTCGTCTCACAGAATAACTCGGATCGTCACCAAGCTGTAAAATCTCGCGGCGGCCTTCAAGCAATTCAAGCTCTAATTGTTTGTCTACTTGACTCATAGTATCTCCTTACCTTACGACAATAAAAAACACCACATCAATTAAGATGCGGTGTTACTAGAAATAAACTTTTCTTTAGCCAAACCCAACTGCATCTGTAGGGAACGCACTTCTTCATGAGCAAGTTCTTTAATGACGCTTTTGAGAAAATCAGCGTCTTTTGATGAACTACGATCATAAATCTCAACGCGTTTCATCAACTTGCCTACAAGAGAGTTTCCCCATACCTTTACTGTGTCAAACGCGATGCGATCATCCATTACCTTACCTCACGGTTGTAATGATGGTGCTGCCTTGAGTATTAGGATATAATGTCAAGGACTTACACACCACCATCGGGGGATATCTTACGTTAAAGCCTCATTCGTCGTATAGGTTAAATTATCCGACTCAAGAGTAAAGTTTTCAAGCAATGCTTCAGTCACAGCAGCTTCAGTGCTCCCACCAGTGACTTTCAAGTTTCTCACAAGATACTTAGCAAGAAACGTTGTGTGTGCTTCATCAGCATAAACACGAATTTCTAAATCCAAATCTTCAAGAAACGATTCAATATCAATAATCGTTCCTGCGCCTGCAACGTCTCCACGAAGCACCTGTTCAAGTGTTAAGTCTGAAAACAATGCGCCAGGAGTGACCACAACATTCGTTGAATTCGTTACACGTTTAACAAGCTCATTACTTCCGATCTCACCAAACTCTTGACGATCAAATGTTGCAGCAATGGCAACTGATTGAAGACGTAGCACATCTAACTTCGAAACAGCACCACTCTTCAATTCGATCTCAACATTCTTTGCTGGAATATGAAACGCATTTGAATCATCAACAGCTTCGAATGAGCTACCTGTTGACGCAGCATAATGCAACGTAAGTTTATCGGCTTCAACAATATCTCCAATAATAGTCAACGTTGCGCCTGCAATGGAGAAATCAACACCTTCAACAAGTTCTGTTTGGACTGAAGCACGAATTTTTGTAGCTCTAAAAACTTTGGCTCCGGTGTCTGGATCAGCAATCGGAGTTTGAATTAACGTGACTTCATCAGCAACATCTTCACCATTTGAAACAAAACGAGCATCGACAATAAAGTGAGCTGCTGTGTTTACTAAACTTTTCATAGATTCAGAAGCAAAACCCCATGATTGTTCGAGCGTTGCGTCTGTATCTGTGATTGAAAGATTAAAACTTGTAATAGACGCATCTCGAATATACCGTGTAGCAAGCTGATTATCAGCTTGATTATGAATCGAGAGCAACAGTGAAAACTCTGTGTCTCTCATATCATCTAAATCAACGGTAACGGCACTCGATGGGTCTAAGTTTGCAAGAATAGCCCAGGGCTTGATGATACCATACTCATTAATTACCATCGTGCCTGTAACATCAGGACGCCGAAACTCACGAAAAGCTTCATCATCTCGTCCTAACTCAAAACCTTTCTCATTAGGTCGTGTAAACGCAAGTGACACACTCTGAACACGATCAAGATCGACAGGATCAATACTATGATCAGTTTCAGGAATCACCTTCGGTTTTGATTTTTGTGAATGAACAAATTCTTCTGTGTAAGGCATAACTAATTAACCTCCTTATACACGGTTTCGTCTAAGTTCAAAGGTAACTTGCGAACGAAACCGATCTACCTTTGACTGACTTGTATCTCCAACTTCGAGAATAGTCACCACAACATTACGTGGTGTTAAAGTTCCGATTTTTTGTGCAACAGCATCAAAGCCAGCTTGACCAGGATGCTTAATATAGTTAATCCAATCAAGAACAGACTCTAAAATTTCTGAAATCGTATCAGCCAAATCTTCGGCTTCACCGTGATTTCTGGCATAACAGTTAACAGTAACCACTGTTGTAGCATTACGAAAAGTGCTATCTCCTAGTTCTAAAGGTTGACGTGGCGATTCTTGAATACCTACAACTAATGTAGGTAGCACTGCAATAACATCAGGAAGTTCTGCTACAACATCTACGTCACTCGGCCAACTAGGACTATCAAAAAAATCTTTGATAGCATAAAAAATTGAAAGCTTTTCATTTCGTAAATCACTTGGACTTGGCATATACAACTCCTGCTTTCCAACCCATAATAGCTTCCCCGTATAGTTCCTTACCTAAACGAACATTTGAAACAACAACATCACCTGGACTTACCTTAATGTCTTTGAAATGGTCAACCGCATTAGCTATACTTCCTAATAAGATAGCTTCAGGCATTTCATCTGTATCTGCGTTATCGCATAACTCTCTTTGTAACTCAGCTACATCAATAATAATTGGATGAATCATAGCCTGAACTAAACGACGATCCACATCTAATGCTTCATCACCCGTTAATCCTAAATACGGACTAATCTCTTGAATCGTTGAACACTGTGAAAGATTACCTAATTTCTTGACAAGAAACTTAGCGAGATTTGGAATCATCTTCAAATTACTCTGGACGACTTCAAACTGCTTTTTGTGTCGAAAGGACTTTGGAACTAACTTAAGATACTCTGCCAATTCCCAAACAGACTCGACTGACCTATTTCGAAGATTTTGGTAGTTGCGTTGTTTTAGTGCGACAGTATATCGTTTCACACGATCTTCTTTACGTCCAAAAATGTGAACCTGTTCAACACAACCTTCAAAAGACTTATCGCCTGTTCCTGCAATCATATCTACAGCAACATCTAATACAACGTTATATGCCTGATAACCCGACAACATTAAAAAATCAGATGATCCAGGCACCCGAAAATACAAAGCTTTAATTGCTTTATCATCTGGAAGATCACGCCACGGCTCTAATTCTCCAAACGTAGCCGCACTTCTAAACACAGAACCATCTTCGTATTTAACAATATACTTCATCAGCTTCCCCCTTAAGCTTGACTTAGTTAAATGTAAAACGAATTGTCAACACAGGTTTCTCAGCAGCAGGCGTTGGATGGTTTGCTGGAACCACTACCTTAATATTAGTATAGACATCTGTTGCAGCAACCAAAGCACCACCACCACCATTCAATGAAAGTCGATTACTTGATCCTGCAATTTTTGTGCCTGTCCAAGCAGCCCCAGGTAAACCTGAAGTTGTCAATACCGCACTGATAAAACTATTTGCAGGAGTGCCAGCACCAAGCGACTGAAAGTTCGTCGTGTTATGATTAGTATCATCCCAAGCTTCTAAAAATGGCTCAGTCGCCGTTGCTCCATCGAAAGAAAACAGAAAAACAAACTGAGTGTCTTGTGAACCTGCAAGATCAATCAACTTCAACTCAACACCTGTCGCAGAATCATCAAGCAGAAACGCATCAGCAATTTCAACATCTACGGTGTCGATGAGTGTAGCAGCTTCATTCAACTCAGCCTCAGTTGGTGTATCTTGACCATCGGCTACTGCTGCACTACCTGCTGACCAAATAATTTCGTCGTTTACCAAATCCAATAACACAAAATTTGCCGGTTGAGCCACAAATGTTGCATCAACCGCCGTTGTATTAACAAGAACTGTCACTGCCGTTGCCATACCACTACCTCCTTAAAGAATCTCTAATACGAGAAACGTAATTGAATATTCCAGACTTTGCGTTCGCATATTCGGACTGTCTGAGTATTGGATATCGCCTATTCGTCTGACGGTATACGTATCAAAACTTCCTGAATCTCGTTCAACTGTTAACGTTGCTTCAGCCGTCGTGACTGTTGAACGCAATGTTACAATCTGACTCATTACTGCATCATAGTCACTTCCGATGATAACACCGCGAATAGTGATGTTGTAAGTCGGTGTCCCGCCAGGAATAACAATCGCTCCATCACCGCGAGTGCCTTCAATCACAACATTTTTAATCCCTGGACGGGGATCATCAAGACTACCAACATTTGGTAAAGTAAATGAGTTCCACTGAATCAACGCTGGACTTGGATTTGCCATGACTTAAATAACCTTACCTGTTACAATTTTTGTAAATCCCTGACTCGCAATTCGACGAACATCTGGTAGGGTTGTTTCAAACCCTAATGTAAAAAATCGTTTTGCGGTCAACCGAACCGTGGGAACCTTAAATAGTCGTCCACCATACTTAAAAATTAACAATGAAGCTCGTTTAGGTGTAATCACACCACCAACTTCTTGTATCCTCATATAGACAGGATCAGTCCTACCTGGGCCTCGTATTTTTCCAACCCCTACAGCCCCAGGTCGAATAACTTCGGCCCTAATTTTAGATATTAAGCGTCCTGACGGACGTTCAATCCCTACATACGACGCAATCAACATCCGTTTTGCGCCCTGTGCGCCTATAGAACCTGCTTTGTTTGCTGTTTGTTGTTTCACAACACCCAAGCGTTGTAGCATTGCGTTATTCTTCGTAATCGCATCTGAAGCATTGCCACGGAATCGTAACATTAAACAATTTTCTGAACAAGTGTCACTTCAACTCTATTCAAATCGTGGTTAGGATCACGAACGTCACGAATCAACATGCTGCCTGTCTCATCTGTGTAAACTTCATAATCCAGATCACTAATCACAATCCGAACCCCAGCTTTCAAAATATCTCTAAACTTAGAATCACAGAATGCAACAATAGTGCTTTGCTCGATATTTCCAAGACCTCTTCGAACCTTTGAATCACCACGTAACTCTCGAAACGTGCATGGGATTGAGATACGAGTTCTATTGCCTTCAATTTGTCCAGATGCATTATCTGACGCAGAAACATCTATTGCAGAATTATTTACTGGATCAAACCCACCAACAGGATCAATAGTAAATCCTCCTGGCAAATAAACTAGCATACGACGTTCAAGGTCTTTGGTAACTCGATCTCGAATATTTCTAACAAGCCGTCGATTAAACATTATATTCAATCTCTTGTCCATCGAGAGTTCGATGATTGTTTATACCTGCAACATTGATGTAAAAATCATTATTCACACCAGAGATTTTTGCAGTAGCAATTACATCTTTAATTAGTGCCTCACCAGACTGTCCAGTTTTACGACTTGAGAATCGTGTTTCTCCGGTAGTAAAACTTAACACAAGATACGGATTTAAAATAATCGCACCCACAGTTGCAGTTAAAGCTTGTTCCCCAAGACTTAACGTTGCACTAATCGTATCTGGATCGGTGAGTGTCCAAGTTGCAAAACCGTATAATACTAGTTTTCCTACAGCAAGACGTATAGCTTTATCAAGTTCCTCATTCGAGTATGACTTAAAAAACTGATACTTGATAATAATTTCATTCCCGTTTGCAGGAGCCACATCAAAAGTAATCCATCCACGATTTACATCAATGGTATAAGCGGTTGTCGGAACACCATTATTAGTTACTTCTTCAACTTCTCCATTACCATCAATAATAATATTAACTTCAGTAAGTGATACTTGAGTTGTAGAACCGTCACCTATAAACTGATCGCTTGTAGACTGCGCCATATCGTCAATAGCGGCTCTAACGTTTTCTCGTATTGTTGAGATTGCTGTTGACATACTAACTCCTTACGAGGGATTTACTTTCTTAATATTATGAGGACGGGCTGACTTCTGTTCAAGAGTATTAGCTGCAAGAATATCATTTAAGTTAGCAGCCTCAACTGTCTCAACAACACCTGTCTTCTCTGGTGAAAACTTTAACAAACTAGGAACCTGATGTGTATTTGCTCGACCTATTGGCATGATTTAGCCTTACGGAGTTTTCGTATAGTCAATCCAACAAAAACCACTATCCCAATCTAAAGCATCATTAGGATCAATCACTAGATTGGCACCCTGAACTTGAACATGAATACCTTGGTTACTAGCGGTGTTTCCAGAACCAGTGCCTATCAAAATTTTATCACCCGATGTAGCCTCAACAACATAACCTCCAACGTATAAAACATCGTTAGGAGTCAAACCAAGAGCGATTGTTGCTGCAACACCTAGCGCAACATCAGCAATCGTAAAATACTGTCTAAATACGTCGCCAAAACGACCACCATACTGTATAGGGGCAAAATATTCTACACCATCTTGAGCTGCTTCAAATACATTAGTATCAACGCGCTCTAACGTATCATCAGCAGTCGATAAATCAAAAGTGCCTTCAAGTGGATTAAACACAAATTTTCTACGCATAATAGTTCCTATCAGTTAAAAAAGCAAAATTAAAGTTCAAAAAAGAATTTGAATGTATGAATTGTTGGGTCTGCCCAAAACGTCGCAGCATCAGTATCCGTTGGCATCTTTGCATACTTAATATCTTCTGCTACCACAGGAACATGTTGTATATAAATTTGTCCTGACTTATCTGACAATAACGTATACGTATCTGACGTTACGGTTTTTATTCCGTTAATGAAAAATCCATTCATTGTAGTTACCTCTTTCTAAAAAGTTTAATTACCGTTTGAAACCTTAGAGGATGCAGACGGACGAAATGGCCCCGCAAGTCCTGACCTTGTTATGCTCGGCGGTGCTGTTTGTGCCACAAAAATAGGAGGATAAAATACATGACCTTCAGTAGCTAGTAAAATTGGTTGTGTTAAGGGTTGGTCAGCCATTATATTTCCTCAATCGTCATTTTTGCAACTGTGTTATCAGGATTGTAAGTAAAAACAATTCTGGCTTCTCGAACTGGTGTAACAAAATCTCCAAACTTTAAATTAACAATTGATACACGACCTTCGGCATCATATTCAAACGTTCGTTCAACATCTCGAACAGTTACATCAAAAATCTCTGTTACTAGGGTGGTCAGCGTATCAAGTTTCGATTGTGTTTCACGAACAATCACTGCTTGAATCTGTGTTCCAAATACTCCTGGTGCAAGAACTTCAAGACGAAATTGACCAAGTGTATTAAAGACGATAGGTTTACTATAAATACCGCCACCTATCTCATTCAGTGTGCCACTCTCGATAAGTCCATCAGTAAGACTATCAACTACGTTATACGGTATTGTTAGTCCAGTAACAGCATGAGCACCGCTAAATAAAGCAGCCTCTAAAACAAAGGTATCGCCTTTCTCAATTATTGTATCCATCCCTTACCATACCTTTGCGAATGGGGGAAGGATTGCTCCTTCCCCCATAGCAGAATTAGACTTCGACAACAATCATCATATCTACATAATCATTGGTTGCTTGATCAGCAGCACCTAATGAACGCAGACGAATACTGACATCATGACGACCATCCGTAAGATCAGACAAATCAAACTCGCCACTTACCAACTCTTCGGTCAGCGAAGTAGACGTTAAAGTTAGACGAGAAGTGCCTTCTGCATCCAAATAAATTGTTAATTCGGCAGCAGACGCAACATTGTCTGTCTTCAACGTTGCAAATACACGCATCTTCTTCGGTTTAAACTTCTGAGTTGTTCCCTTCGGAAGTTTAAACGCCTTAATCTCGGTTTCAGTTGTGCCTACAATCGACACAGTTGATTCATCACCGATAAACGGACGAAGACGACTATCTTCATCAGACTTTGCAAGAGTCACAACATTATTCTGAAGCTTACCAGTTGAAATTGCTAAATCAGCCAATTTCGAGTTCACCACTGAATCATCTGCAAGAACCGAATCGGTTACAGCACCCGCAGCGAGTTGCGCCGTTTCAACAGCAAGCGCAGCGATTTCGGCAGTATCAACAGCACCCGCACCAATTTTAGCGTTGGTTACTGCATCAGCAGCGATTTCGGCAGTATCAACAGCAAGAGCCGCAATCTTTGCATTCGTAACAGCATCGGCAGCAAGCTCGGTAGTATCAACTGCGCCAGCAGCAATCTTTGCATTTGTGATAGCATCAGCAGCGATTTTACTAGTAGGAGCCTCACCTGTCACTTTATCAGTTCCAAGATCAACAGCACCAGTGGCAAGCTTAGAAGCCGTCACAGAACCATCAGCAACTTCACCCACAGCACGAATATTAATAGACATAGGAATTCCCTCCAACTACACTTTCGATACTACTCTTAACTTGTGTAAAGCTTTTTACATAGGAGGGTAACAATCACCCTCCTATGTAAGTCAGCTAAATTTACACAATGGTAATCTTCAACACATGCTTGTTATTGGCGATTACCTGACCAACTTCCTGCACAGCATACATTGAGGAATGAAGACTCTTTCTACCCCCAGGCCCAGGCTGAACAGTAAACGGAGTTGCACGAGCAATACGCCTACGTCCTTCAATCAGCCGAGTTGCAAAATAACCCAACTGATCGGGTCTGGCTACCATGTAAGCTACATCATCAGCCATGATAGGAGTTTCAATACCATCAACGGACAACACACCATTTACCTTTAAGACAGTTGCAGTTCCAAGACGACCCACAACACCACGACGAATCTGATCTTCACGAGTTTCCTCAGTAAATTTCGGATTGCCAGAAGCATCAACAAAATCAAGCGTCTTAAAATACTCATCACTCTTCACCAGAATCCATGCTGGATCGAAGAAAGGATCAACAACTGCCCATGCATCCCTAAACAAATCCCACGTCCATGCAGCTCCGGCAGGAGGCGTCAAAGCACCAGGGCCGGTTGCAGCCGCTTCGATAAGCTGAATCAACTCAAAATCTTCGAGTTTATTCATCATCGTAGTCAGCTTTGCGCGATACGTAGGCACAAAATTAAATTTTGAATTCTGAATGTCATGCAGTGAAATGACAAGCTCTTCAGTGACCATCAGGCGCACATCAAAGCTATTCGTGCCGAGCGTTACTTTGCGGGAACGAATTTCAGAGTCCGAACCAATCCAATATGCTTCACCATCAGTTTCGCCAGGAGCCGCAGGGAACTCTGCATTCTCACCACGACGAATCGTGCGAGGGAGAAGCAAGCGTCGAGCAAAACCGACGTGTTCTTTGCGATCTTCAATAGGCTCACCAATCAACTGAGCGAGAACCATAGGATCATTAGCATTCTCTTCAATCAGCTTGTCAAAAGCTGCCAACTCTTCTGTCTTCAGATCGTAACCATAGACATCAGACAGCTCTTGAACTCTGGCTTCGAGAGAAAGTTGTTCAGTCGTCTTACCCATAATGTAAACCTCCTTAATACATACTTCAGTTTGCTCAGTCTTACGACTGCAAAAGAATTCTGGTGCCTGCGGCAGTTGCCGAAAGACACAGACCTTTTCTCGTATTACCAGTAGCGTCGTTCGAATACGTATTCTTATCAACATCAACATACACAATATCGCCAGCAGCAGGTTCCTCACCTGAAGTCACCTTACTGGTGAGAATCAAGGCATAGCCAAGCAGAAGAACAGAAATCTGATCTCCATCAGGGCCACCACGACCTTCGCCAGCAGCTACATCAACCATCAATTGACCAACAGGTTCCTCACCACCAATTGCAGGAACAGGAGTAACCTCATTATTACCGCTGATAAACACCTGTGCTTCTGCAACAGCCAACACAGCGTCAGGATCAGCAATCGTCAATGTGGCAATCATACCACCGCTTAGTTCTGGAAAAAAAGCTCTAGCCATTTTCATAACCTCCGGTTAAACTACTAATCGCTCTATTAACAATTGTTAACGTTTTGCACGAGTGATAACTTCACCCATTCGTTCAACAACTGGATTAGAACCTTTTTGGGGCATTCCTCCACCCGTTAACAAAGAACCTTCAGCAGCCCCAGCTTCATCTGATTCTGCTTCTTCAGATTCGTCTGATTCCTTAGACTCATCTTCTTCGGCTTGTTCTGAACTTTCATCAGAAGCCTTTACCTTCTCTTTCAAAGTTTTATTCTCAGCTTCCAAATCAGCAATTTGCTTATCTTTCTGCAAAGAAGAAAACACACTATCGTTCAACAAATCAGCATCTTTGGAATCCTTCGCAACATCTCCAAGTTCAGCCCGACGTTCTTTAATAAGATCATGTTTCTTAATAGCTTCAGCAACAGCATCAGCCTTCATCTCATCAACCTCAGCTTGCGTAAAAGTCTTATCTTCGTTCTTCGTTTTCTCAGACATGCTAACTTCCTCCTGTGATTCAATAGTAGCCGTTTTCAGGCTGTAGTTAACTGTAAACACACCGCCCTCTTGCTCTTTCTTTCTTTGTCTACGACGAGACTCTGGTGTATGAAAACTTGCACAACCAGAGTTTGAGCAGCGCATTAACGCAGTTTCATTTTCTACGTCAAGTGATACAACATCATTATACTTTCCGCCACAAGTAGGGCATTGAGCCTCCATTAAAAGAGTCTCAACCGTATTTAAACTATGACGTGCTATTTTTGCGTCGTCGTCTAAATTCTCTTTGACTCTAGCTAATTTAGCTTTCTCGTCTTCAGAAATGGATTCGCCTAAAGAAGCCATAGTTTCAATTCCTCCATAAACAATCGAACATTCCTTAAATGCAGCAGTAATATCGGCACTACTAGCCGGTTCTGCGGCTCTACTACGTCGAAGAATAGCCCCGCCTCTAAATGTTACATTTTCAAGTTCGATTGCGCCTGTGTCACGACGTAATGCACGTTTTCCAAAGGTCAGTTCAAATGACTGCCCTGCATCCCCCTCTTCAATCCATTGTTCAATCGTAGCCACTTCTTGCGGAAAACGATGTTTCCAAATCAATGCACGAGTTGTGACTTGACTAGTGACTGAATTAAAAGAAGCACTCATGTAAAAACCAATTGGATGATTAAACTGATGATTGAGATTAACCGGAGTAAAAGGAAGAGACTGCAAACCCTCTTGAACGGTTTCACCAGATAAAAAATGTCCGTTTCGATTCTTTTTATTGGCTTTTAAAAATACCCCTTCAACAATATGAAAGTTATCATTCGGAAACTCAATACCAAGAATCTTTGAAGCTGCTGTAATTTCTGAATCTGTCGGACTAACAAGACGACATTCGCCTGACTCAAAAATCTCATTAACAAAATCTTGAACAGCTTCGGAAGCTTCTTTAACACTAATATTTGTAAGTATCTGCTCCTGTGACATAAAGTTCTCCTAATTACTCATCACGATCTTGTGTGTCTTGAATATCATCAACATTAGTATCGTCTGGTCTACCGTTTGGATTGGTTAAATCGTCAGGGTCTTTTTCAATATTTTGGATCACAGGAGGATAGAATGTGTCTTCATCTCCTGCCTCTTTCTCATCAACTCGATGTTGACGCATCACATCAGGATCAAGCGTCGTCAACGATCCAATCACATCTCTCTTACCAATCAAACCACGATCATACAATACACGCATGATACGTTTGTTTTCTACAGACAACCAAATATTCATAGGTTTTTGATAATAAACAAGTCGGTCAAATTCACCAGTTAACAGACGAGCGTTTCGTCTACGAAACTCTAAGTAAAGGTCTTTTTCAATTATGTCTTTGAAAACTTTTCGTGCAGACTCAACCTCAAGAATCAAACCTTTTGGGTTAAGTTGAACTTCTCGGCGCTGTTCCCCCTCGCCGGTCAACGTTAACAAACCAAGAGCAATGAGAATGTCGTTATCAACCTCTTCATACTTTTCTTTACTCATCATAGATTCAACGTCAGGATGAACATGCTCAGCCGTTGTATCATATGTCGTTCCAAGAACGCCAGTATTTGCTAAACGACTTTCAAGAAGATTTTGGAACGCCTGCATTTCTTCAGCTCCGTAGATGATGCCTCTCTCAGTGAGTTCTTTACTACCTTTCTTGAGTAGTAAGATATCATTGATGATACCTACGGCTGTTCGATAATCACTTCGACGTAAAGCTTTTTTGAGTTTAACAAGCTTCGCAATATTTCGATGATACAAAAATGGCACAGGAAACTTGTCACTAATTCTCGCTCCAATCGTTCGAGGGTAGAACGTGTGACGTTCTGGATCAAGTGGTAGATTTTTATGTTCGTCAGTAGCAATCGGACGAACCTGAAACCGATTTTGCTTTTGGAAATCTTCATCATCCTGAAACAAACCAGTGCCTTGATCATTTTCTGGTTTTTCATCTTCTTCAATTTCCCGAAAAAAGTATTGTTTGTCACCCAACATTGGACTAGCTTTAACACCAATCCCATGCGAGTTTGGAACATACATAATTGTTGGAAGCCACCATTGCTTGCGACCAAGCCCAGGAATTTGACGTTTCTCCCACACACAATACAGGATAGGCATACTACTTGTCCAATACTCTGTATACCATTCGTGCTCTACGGCTTCAAGTCCAGTAGGCAACGTCGAGATTGTATCATTCACAACGTAGTCTTTCCAGTGTTGAAATACCTTCCGAAGATCATCGTTACCAAGCACATCAACATCTGCACCATAGAACGTAGCACTCTGGACTTGTGCATCTAAAATACTCGAAACAATATTATCACCACCACGATGCCAGATATCGTATGAATCTCGAACCTGTGCATAATAGTCTGTTTCAGCAATCAATTCTTTGTCAGATCGTGGATTCAACGAATCGACAATATTTTGAACCTGTGCAGCTAACACCAACTTCATATTTTGCAATCGATCACCAAGAACCACAGAACCATGCTTGGTAACTTCATTTGCTTCTGACATACATCCTCCTAGCCAAGCCATGCACCAAGCCACGGCTTTTGTTGCCGTCGTGTTGGTGTCTTATCAGGTTCTAATACCTGAACGCTTCGAAGAAACACTTTGAACATTGAGATAACGTGATTCGGAAGAGGCGATTGAAATATATACTTTGTTTGACCAAGAACAGCCAACTCAGCTTGAAACTGTGTCTTTAGTTCGTCGTCAATCGGCAAGCTCAATCGTTCTTCATGAAACCATGCCAATCCGCGTTTCCACATTGCTTCATCAATGTGTTGTTTGATTGGGATGGGTTCACCTTTCTCAAACCTTATGTCACCATCTTCTCCACGTTCAAATCCGATCTCTACATTACCACTAAAATTTATTGGTTGAACACGTTTATAATACTTTTTACCTTTAAACTCAGTTTGATTCTCATCAATCAATTCGACGGCAACTGATAAACCTAAACCATCTGTTGCGTCAATCCCGATGGTAGCTGCATTAAAGAAGTCAGCCAAATAATCAAGAACAAATGCTTGTTGGTAATGAACAAGACCATTCATCTTGACACGATAGATCAACTCCCATTTTTCATTCTTTACTTGCCAAGCCCATATACCGCATTCTGTGGGTGCTCGACCAATATCTGTTGCGATAACTCGAAGAGGCATTGAAGCCGGTGCTGACATGATAAATACACGATCTGGATCAGCTTTAAAAATAGGGTAGTTCACTTTATTGATTTCAAACAGCTTGATCGGTTTACCGTTCTCGCAGGCTTCTATGTCTTCCATATCCCACGCACCACTGGCAACATCACCTTCTTGACCAAGAACGTTTGTTCGATAACCGTGAGTGTGTCGGCCACCATAAAACTCTGCACGTTCAGCGTCACGTTTTTTAGTGTAGTTTGGATTCACAAACGACGAATACCAAATACGAGTCATATTTCGATCATTAATCATATCATGAAATGGCGTATCTCTTCGACCATCAGGAACACCACTACCTCGGATAATACATCCAAGTTCAGAACGAGCATCGACGTGTTTCATCCATGCTTCTGATGAAAACATTTGCATTTCTTCGAACGTCGTTTTCTCAGGATGCTTCCCAAGAAATTGATCGCCTGGATTCTTTTGACCTTCAATCACACCGTATGTGATGTGACCGTTAGCTAATGAAATAGTTTTCAATGAACGATTAACAGGGTCAATCTTACCTTCATTATGAAACAGCCGAAACAGTGGATGTTCTTCAACATACTTAGCAATAAATTCAAAACGTCCTTTGAGCTTTTCTGTGTTGTAGCCAGCTAACACATGCTCGGCTCCATCCCGCATTAACACTTCTTGGATATTATCAAAATCAACTAACGCGATTGTCTTACCATAGGTTCGACCACCACGACCTATGAGTTGACCTAACGCGACTCGATCATCAAAGTTTTCTGCGTCTGTGCGGTCAGGATCATCTACCAACAAATAGTCAAAACCTAACAACGACTTTTGGTATGTGCGGATATGAAATGGCTCATCCTCATACCAATTCCGAGGGTTTCGAAAGTTCTTTGGAACAATGAACGGAACAAAATCTGTAGGAGAGTGCATAATTTCAAGTAATGCCCAATCCTCTTCAGATAAAACTTCTCGCTCACGCATCATCTTTTACCTTCAAAGAGATATTCTTTTTCTTACATACATCCTGTAAATACATAGGCGATACTTCAAGAATCTTAGCAGCCTGCCGTAATGTTAATACGCCTTCATTGACATAATCAATAATCTGCTGATTCCAAATCACTCCATACTCGTCAAAAGCTGTGTGTCGTCGTAACATGAAATGAAACGTGCCGCATGACTTACATTTCCACATAAACTCATCTCGATGCTTCAACATATAGTCTTTGGCATCTTGCTTAATTCGTGCCCAATTCTGAAAAGCAGATTCACCTTTTTTCTGACGTTGACCTTTTGTAATACCGAGTTTGGATTTCAAATCTAAAAGAGCTTTGTTCGCATCATTCAATGCATCTATCTTACTTTTGTTATATTTATCGAAGTCTCCGGTAATACTCATCTGGATGCTTCGAACAAGCATTTCATAGTAGATGATATTTCTGAGATCACCAATATCTGTGCTGCCATTGAGTTCGAATTCATCCTGATACTTCATAAATCGTTGACGGATAAACGCTAAATCACTAGCAGCTCGTTGTTTCTCTTCCTTTGTAATCTCTTTTGATGTGTTAGGTTTTGCAGCAACCACATCAAGTAAAGACCCAAGCCCTTCATCTGCGTTGTCTGCTTGTTGCCATTCTCGAAAAAGCAACTCAGCCAGTAGTTCTTTTTCTGACTTGCCCTGCATCCAACGCATGTTTTGAAACTTTTGCTTCAGCTTTGATAAACGATCTGCAAATCGCTGTTCCTGCTCACTTGATCTTGGCATTTTTCGTCCTCACATACCCAACCAACCAATTCATTATCACCAATACGTTTGACCATACGAACTTCAACTTCACCAATCTCTCGTTTTTCTTTGCACACCTTACATAAAATCATTATGGCCCTAAAACTAACGTTCGAACAAGCAATGTTGTTGATGTCGTTGCCATAGCAGTTAATGATGTGATAATCCACATGACAGCCCATGACGGACGACCATCAAATTTATCGGCTAACTTTTCGACTCGTGCATCAACAGTCTCAACTGCAACTTCGAGATGAGGTAGATGATTTGTTTTGATCTCGTTAATACTATCAACGGCTGATTGAACTTTCGTATTGACTTCCATCCAATCTTGCATCGTCAATTCAATCTTATCTTCGTTTGCCATATCTATTACCCCATCTACACGTTTTCCAAATAATTCGTTTGAACGTGCCACACACTTTGGCTAGCCGATTTGCATCATCACGTTCCCACTTCTCAAACATACAATGTTCCTTACAGTTATTGCATGTGTAAGTTTTTCGCTTTGACTGCTTTCGTGGTCGTCGTGCGTCATTAGTTGATTTTAGAATGAAATTGTCCAATAGAATACAACCCCAGGTGTGCCATCTGATAGAGAATAGGTAGCACCGATGCCTGCGGCACTATTTTCAATTTTCACGCCTTTGCGCCAATAGATGTCGTAGGATACTCCAACGCCTAAAATGTCAGGCACAAAGTAAAGCACATCTAAATTCAACCTGTTCCAATGAGCCGTTTCAATAGCAAAACCGGCAACTGGCCCTGCGGTGGTTGAAACACCAACCGCAAGTTTTGGTTTCAGATGAATACCGTAAGGTTTCAGATCAGGAACCAAACCTTGTGTAATTGGTTCTCCGTCGAAAGTGCCTGACCCATCAGTGCGAATAACAATTTCGTGCTTCTTGCCAGTGTCTTTGTCAACAGCGATAATGACGGTTGACTGTTCCCGTTGACCAAAGTTGATTGGCTTGCTCTTCCAACCTCTAGCATAACCAGTGCCAAACAGTAAGGCTGCAACAATAATTGCAACAATAAAGTTTTGATACACATGATGTAGAAACTTACCAAGTCTTGCACCTGTAAAAATATTCAACCCATGAATAAACTTTCTTCCATCCCAACCTGATGTTTGTTTAATCAGTGATTTGGCAGCATTCTTAGCATCCTTCGCAATTTGTTGAAGGTCTGCGGCTGACAACTCACCATCACGATTGAGATCGAAGAGGTCACGAGGTTTCATTAATGATAATACTTGTATACGAGATACACAACTACAGCAACAACAACAACAGCAACAATGTTACCCATATCAACCTCCTGTGTTAGTCTTGAATAAAATACCAATCGAGTAACTCTTGAATGATATCGGCTGGCACAATGACCCACATATGTTGAGCAACACCAAACATACTGTCATGCCAACCTTGACTCAGAATTCCGATTACTTTTCCTGCTTCGTTAATTACAGCCGATCCGCTATTACCTGGGGCGGCTGCTATTTGAACCATCAATTCATTGTCTGTCACGTAACTAACATAACCTGTAGAACGAATTCGTGCGTAACCGATAGGATATCCAACCATTGCTACAGGATCACCGACTTGTGGTTGTTCTGAAACTAAATCAAGATCGGTATCAATCCAAGCTAAATTCTCGTGACGTTCGATCACAACAATGGCTACATCTTTCGATGCATGAGTATATACATCCAATACCGGAATTTCAAGTGCTTCGGCTTTGTGGTGAGAAAATAACCTCAAAACCATTTCACCACCAACCGAATGTTTTGCTGTTACAAAATAAATGAACTTCTCATCTTTGGCTACCGCCCAAGCTGTAGAAGCTCCTGATTCAAATTCACGTTTGGAAACAATCTGAATAGTATTTTGCGTATGAACTGTTTGTATCAGTTCGTATGGTGTGACATCTACGTGTGTTGTATAATCTACGACAATTATTGCTGGCAAAAATAGCCACGCCGATATAGCTAGTCCTAACACTATATCATAAACTATTTTAGTCAGCTTCATATTTTTGTCCGTAATAAAATAGGGCCTAGAGTCTCCGAGCTACGGTAAGAACAGCTTCCTCAAGGGTTGCCATACAGAACATCTAGGACTTACCTACGTAAAAGTAGACGGCGAGAATCTCAGACGCTCATAATAAACGAAGATACACCTGAGAAACCAGATCGGCTTTGTGGTTTACACATCAGCTCGATCAATATTGGCGTAACGTCTTACGCTCACCGCCCTGGACTACTTGGGTCTGCACCCAAACTGCTGACGACGCTCTCTGTAGCGAAAACGGCGCCGGAACTGTGCCTACACATGGCAGGTCAGCTACAAAAACACGGTGGTTGATTTGACTCAACTAGTGTGAGGAACACGCATTAGAGGCAGTTCCTTCAATCCTCACTATCCCTGCCGATCTGTCTGCGTCGCATGTCAATTAAGTCGCTACCGACTCCATGCTGCACCGCTAAAAATAAGGGGCCTTTTTTCTATTCGGGTTAGAAGGCTGAAGACCCTTAAACCTCCCGTTCAGTTACTTAACGATACTTAGTAATACTGAATTGTATACTCATCTCTTCCAGGGCGTTCAAACTGTGGTGCGAGACTCGTTGTTGTAACCCTTGAAACAGGTTATAGTTAGAACTCACACATCCTATCTCTAGTCATACAAAAAATTTGTAACTCCTACTTATATAATAAGACTTTCAGGACTACTTTTTCAACCCCCTCCTAAAACTTTTTTCTCAAATATATCGCAATACGGAATATTACTCAGGACTGATACTTCTCAGTCCGTCAACATTGTGCGTGACGCGGAGATTAGGTAGGTTCAATGCGGAGAAAAAATCGCCCAAAAATTCTGGCACCGTGGCTCGATCCTCAGAATGTGTGCATTCTTCAGAACTGATCGTCGTCAGTTCGAATTGAAAGAAAAGGTTTTCCCCCTATAACCCCCTTTCCAAAAGAAAGAAATAACTAATCTAATGACTACTATACAGTAGTCTATCTTTTAAAGCCTTCGAGCCTCTACTGGCTCTCAGGCACCCCTTATATTAATTATTATACTATAGCTTAAGCTATAGTATAATAATATAGTAGTTATGCACGACTGTTTAGACAGTCGCTAGTAATACAGAGGTATTACGCAGCACTTGGCATGCTGCTCTAATATAAAGCGCAGTTTAGTTTTTGATTGAGATTCTAGGTATATGTAAACTGTAGTTTACATTTAGTCTGAATTTTAGGTAAATATAAAACATCTTTTATGTAGCACTGACGAGGATCAGTGCCTAGCAATACTGAAGTATTATGTGGGAGAGGGGAAGAGCATTAGACCCTGGCATTAGGTTTTCAACACCCATCGTTATTTGTATTTTTTAGTAGTATATAGTAAAGTTTTTGTATTGTAAACCTTTTGGACATACATTGTAAACTTATGGACATAACCTGTTGTTATTATTATAGTTAGTTGTGTCAAATTATGTGTCAACATGGGTGTCTACACCACAAACGAGGATTTGTGGCTCTGCACGATATACGTGCTACTCGGAATGGGGTCAAAAGGGTTCTCGTATTCGTCGAAAGACGAACTCATTATAGGAATTTTACCCTGTCGTGTGTCGGTAGTGAGCTATACAGGAATTGACTACCTTAAAATGGTCTGAGAATTAACCCCCCTCCCCTAACCTAGTGCTATCAATTGGGGTTGGTGTTCGCATACTATAAGGAGTAAGCGAATCAATTAGACATTTGTCTATCACTTTTCTTTAACCCAGCAGAATTATGATATAACTTCTTTACTCCCAATAGGTTACAACTCATTTTATACTATCTCTATCTAGCTCTTGACAAGGGTAAGGCTTAAGGCATACTTGAGGTATGGCAACACTAGCATACAGACTGATTGAGAGGCTTGACGGGGAACGCGGGGTAAAGCTGATACCCTACAGAGTAGCACAGCCTATTAAGGTCTGGTTGCTACTACACATCAGATAGGAGATACTACAGTGATTAGATACGAGGTCATCAAGGACTCACGTAACGACAAGGTATACCTAGACCATGCAGGTAGTATTATACGTAACTTTGAAACAGTCTTGAAAGGCTACCACAGCAAGCAGCTTGCTACCACGATGTTTCCTAATGCGATTGATATAACCAACGAGGCTTAGACCACAATGCAAACGATTAGATACTATACCAGAGAGAGCTACGGCAATGTCCACTGTTACCCACTCGACCACGTAAAGAACATCAGACAGCTAACAGGCCGTAAGACACTGATTGCAGCAGACGTAACAGCATTACGCGGGATGGGTTTTAAATTTGAGCGTGTGTTACAACCGGAGGCCGCTACAATATGAATACACTAACCACAGAAAGAGCGCAGTGGATTCGAGAAGGTAGCCATAGACAGACGTTTACAGTAGAAGGTAAGGTAAGAGGTAGGATTGAGCGCGACGGTATACAGTGGCTTGCTAGGACAAGGAACAGTGTTCTATGGTTTGAGACAGAGACACAAGCAAAGGTATACATAGAGCGTAACGGCTTCTAAACAGACACCACTAAAACAGGAGACAACACACCATGAAAACTGAATTTAACATCTATGAAGTTAAGACCGTTGACGTTGGCACTGTTCGCACTATCATCGGCACACCCGATACTTATGAACGAGAGATACGTATCAGCTCTCGTGATGCCAATTTTGGGGATGCACTTGTTGTAGTATTGAAGTCGTACAACGCACTTGATTTAGTCATATAATCTTGAGCCATGCCCCGCAAGGGGCAGTAAAAGCCATGACGGGTGGCAAGGCCCGTCAAACAGGAGGTATAGAGAGATGCTTACATTGTATGTGCCAACAGACAGCAGCACAGATGCAAGAGGCTATTGGAAAGACAAAGCTGGAAAGACACACCAAGACAATATCTCTTTTGTTGATGTTGAAGGATGGATAGAAGCAGGTAAAGGCGCACAGCACCTATTTACAGAAGGGGAAGAGTGCGTAGCCATTGAAGACAAAGAAACGAACACACTGTATTTACTCTATCCTAATACGCCTTCTGACATCCTACACAAGCGGATAGAGAGCAAAGACACTAAGCAGAACAGAGAACGACATTTAGACGCTTATGGAGGGTTCACGTGTTCCGGCGGTTTTATTTATAGTTACAGATAGACTAAAAACAAGCTAACAACAGGTTAGACACACGTTAGATACATGCTAGACTAACAGGAGATAACACGTCATGAATACAGCACAGACCGATTTAAAAAAAGAATGCTTGAGTTGTTTATACCTTGCCACACATGAGCAATGTGGTAAAATAGGCTCAGAAAGTTATTGCTTAGGTCAAACAGGAGAGTCTAACCAGTATAAAAATTGGGTTGGGGCCACAGTTGAACAGGCTTTAGCTAGACAGACTGAACTTGAGCGAAACGGAAAACGCAGTATAGTTATAGGCGGTATAGGGGAAGCCGAAGTAAGCACGAATGACACACCAGAACAAGCATTCGAACAGCTTGTGTATGTGGCTGAGCAATGCGGCTATGTGGTTAGTAAAGGAGCATGGCACAACGGCTGTAAAGAGATTTTTGTTTGGACTGACGCACAACATAAACTGACATATATTAGTAACAAGTTATCTAGCATCATACGAGGCCACAGCTTAAAAATATGGACAGCATAACAGGCTAACAGGAGGTAAAAGTTTATGGAACACTGTGACCAGTGCAACAAGAGCATTGACGGTAAATCAAGATATTATGACGGTCTAGTGTTATGCGTTATTTGCTTTGGCGTGGTTTTGGAAAACTTGAGGTCATGTCGAGCACGTTAACATAGGTAACACGGCACACACGAATCTGGTGAATGGTTCGACGGTTACGACCACGAGTAGATACAATCTTGATTGAGTGACACAAACCTAAACCATTACAATAAGGAATAACAGGTAATGAGAACACGTGGAATTAGTAGAGCTGAATTGAACCGAATACACACTAATATATTTGAACGTGCATTTTGGGCGGGATATATTACTGTTATACCTTTGCTACCTGTTCCTATGAAATGGCAAAGAAATTTGTTCCCACCAAACAGCGAAGACGCTACAACGTGGAATAACAGCTATACATCAGGTGTAGTATATGCTGAATCAGAAAAATACACACTAGACTGACACACAGCACGTCAAACAGACATTTATTTAAAGTAGATGTCAATAGCCTAAAGCTATTAAGGAGCAGCAGTCATGTCTAAATACAAAATAGAAATGATGGAAACTAGATATAGATTTCAAACCATAGAAGTTGAGGCAGACAACGAACACGACGCCGAAGACCTTGCCTACTGCCATTCTTTAGACGGTGAATGGCAACCACGTGAGAATGATCACGAGACAGACATCAATATAGATTCAATGACAGAACTTGATTGACATCAACAAACATCAAGTGAAATTTGACAATTACAAAAGCTGTGCTATACTTGAGTTAGGAAGGATAAGACAATGGCAAAACAATTTGAGGTATATGGTGGTTATGATAATGATAACGAACAGGAATTTCATAAAGTTGTTAAAACAGTTGATAACGATCAGGTAACAATCGCAGATTTTTACGGTGTGCCTAATCCAGAGTTGGTGTTATTTATCAGAATGCTAGAGCAAGAGGGATGGGAACAACTAAACCCTATCATCTAGGATAACTCACTATGAGAAAACTCACATACGACACAAAATCAAAACAGATTTATGAATCATGCCAATCACATGCAATACAGATTCTAAACAAGGGCCATGTGTTTGATGATTGTGTGCGTGGGGTGGTGACGGATGATGGCACGTTGTATATTCGCGTGGCTTCCTTAGATCATATAGAGAATTTCAACCGTCAATTTGACGCATGTATTGCATGGGGGTTTGAATCAAAGTTAGCACATTTCGATTCGACGCAGGATATAATCAGACGCAGAACTAGCGAATACGTCTTATAATAGACGTATATCGCAACTGACGTTTAGGGAGTATGTAGTATGACAAAAACAGAAATCGAACAAAAAGCATTTGCTTTGATGGGTGTGTATGGACTGCTTGAAAAGGGGTGGTCGTTTGAATTTGGTCGAACCAGTATGACATCCGTCAGAGCCAAGTGTATGTATCATATCAAAACAATTCGTATGTCTCCACGTCTAGCACATGATGTTGACGCACAAGTTGTGAATACAATCTTGCATGAGATTGCACATGCTATGCTACCAGAAGGCTACGGACATAACAGAGCATGGCAAAACCTTGCAATACACATCGGTTCGAGTGGCGAACGATGCACTGCTCCTGAATTTGAACGTGGAGCACGCCGAGAAGATTTAGTTGTTGGTCAGCATGTCAAAATCAATCCAGAGATATTGAGAAAAGCTAGACACAAAAAGTATGTCAATCGGGTTGGTGTGCTTCAAAAAGTCAATCGAAAAAATGTGGAAGTTGCGTTTGTAGCAGACCACGATATATGGACTTTGGGTGTTCCTATCCAACAAATTGAAATCGTGAAGGAGTAAATCATATGTCAGACGACATCATAAATGACACACCAGAACAAACAGAGTATGACTATCAACGTGCTATATGGCTAAAAGATAATGGAACTATGGTTGGTTTCGATTTGTGGTTTCAGAGCAAAGGCCCACTATTAGCTACTAGCACCATGAGTGCAAAAGAACGGGATGTAGTTTACACGGCTAGAGCAGCCGTAAGAGCATGGAAAGTCGATAAAGTGTGCGAAGAGAGAATGAACGGTTTTATGGCTGATTTGGAACAATCCGTTTGGAACGCTACCCATAAGGAGCAGTGGGTAGACTAATCTCGTATGTTAAATTGTTAGATACATAACATTAAGGAGTAAATCATGGCCGTATTACCAATCGTAAAATACCCTGCTTCTGTGTTGCGGAAAAAAGCAACAGACGTGCCACGTGAAGCTATAATTTTGCACTACTATTTTATACAAGACATGATTGACACAATGAAAGCTAACGAAGGGATAGGACTAGCATCTCCACAAGTTGGAAACAGCGAACAGATTATACTTGCGTCATACAAAACAGGTATTGACCCTATGGTTTTGATTAACCCACGAATTAGTAGCGTGGATGGCCCAACAGAAACAATGGTCGAGGGTTGCTTAAGCTTTCCATATTTACAAGTAGCCGTGACACGTCCTAAAGATTTTGTAGTGCATTACTTAGACGAAAAGGGTAAGGAACACCGCAAGATTGTGGGTGGTTTGTTAGGTAGAGTCATTCTACATGAGATAGACCACTTAGACGGTAAGCTACTCATTGACCGTTTACCATTTTGGCAGAGATTGAAATACCGATATGCAAGGCGTTGATATGAAATGTTATACATGTGACGAACAAGAGACACAACACCACATAGAACTATATACAATCGGTTCAGAAGGAACAAGATTGTGTAATGATTGCAGGAACATACTCACAGAGTTTTGTCGAACCATGCATAGAATCAATAGTCACAGACACTTCAAAAAAGATCGTGACAGCTCTTGACAATCGAGAAAGTCATGGTATACTTAAATAGCGTCCAGACAGTATTAAAACTACTACAGTAAGACAAAACGCCAAAAGTAGTGAACGACGATGAGCTATGCTAGTGTAGGATTTGGCTAGTCTCTTATACTTGAATGTGCCAGCGCGTATGAAGGGTTAAACGGACTCCAAGGGTGCATAGGAGCTACACTAGTTTTTATTCAATCAAAGGAGCCAACATGTTAGTGCAACTAGAGCAATTGAAAGAAGCAGAAGATAAGTTAGAGAAGGTATTTCGGTGGTTGGAAACGCAGACGTTAGATTTAGGACGTTCATTGTTGCTTCATTTAGTCGAGAGTGAAACCAAGGCACGTTTACACAGCGTTAAGTTAGAGATCAACAAAGTTGTTGAAAGAAACAGGATAAAAAATGACGGTGATTGAACAAGCTATACAAATTATTGATGCTGCTATTCAAGAATGGGAACAGGAAACCACTGTTACATCAACCAATACAGAATCGTTACGTTATGCAAAAACGTTACAAGAGGAAATTAGGACAAACAGAAAAGCATGGCACCAAATCAAACTTGCTATTTCGACAGTAGGAGATATAGATGTATAATTGGCTACTCAATACATTACTAATTATAGTTGGTTTTATAACAGGTTCAACAATTGTGTTTTCATTTGTTCCAGAAGATACAAGTATGAACAAAAAATTGATTGGTTTGTTAGTAATTTCAGCATGGGCCGGATTTTTAGTGACGGTTATCAAATAGGAGTTATTATGGCTTACCAATTAGATATTGTTGATCAGATCATAATGTGGGAATCTGGTGAAATGAACAACGAACAGGTGTTAGAATTTTTTAGTGAACTCGTTAAGACAGACCGAGCATGGGTATTGCAAGGTAGCTATGGTAGAACAGCCAGAGGTTTAATTGATGCTGGCTATCTGTCTGAACAAGGTGAGATTTTAAGGAATCCTGATGATGCTTGATTTTATTAAATTAGTATTGGTTTGTATCAATTTGATGCTAACTGGTGTTCTATTATATCAGGTATACTTACTACGTTCTGTATGTCCTGTAAAACGAAAGGCAACATCTGTGCCTGTATCACTTGAGGACATTGTTTACAACGAATTAGTATTTGTTCGGGGTATTGTGCCTACCGAAGAAACACTAGAGGCAGAGATGAGAGCATATGAGGACTATCTCAATGATGTTTCTCAGGAAGTCGAGGACGAATTCGATGATTATGACATGTAACTGCAAACATCCATTTCAAGATAGACGATACGGAACAAACAAACGTGTGTTTAATCACACAACCAAAGGCGGTGGCAATTCGAACGCCTACCGTTGCACTGTCTGTCTCAGAGAAAAGAACAGTGAAGCACAAAGACGTTATAATTAAGGTGAATTTGACAAAATAGGAAAGGTGTGGTATACTTGGTGTATGAAAACAAAACGACGAGGCAGACCAAAAGGCAGTAAGAATCGAATCACACTAGAAAACTTTGTGTATGTCACATGTGGATGTGGTAGGGAAGTTGGAATCACGAAACGTATAGCCGAAGAGAATCCTGAACAGATGGAGAACTTTGTCTGTCTACTTTGCAAAACGAAACTCAAAAGTCGAACAAGATAATATAGGAGACGTTATGACAACGGTTCATAATGATTGGAAAGACTTTGATCGACAAACGTTTTGGGATGTCCTAAAGAAGTATAAGGATATCGCAACAGCCGTCAGCGACGCCGGACGCATGATTGAGGTTGGTAATGCTAAAGGTGTTCAAGCATGGGTGAATCGGAAGATTGATCCAGCGATTCGTGTTGACGTAGTATCAGCATTAAATGAAATGGGTTTCAACTTGACTGTTGATGATGAAGTCAACGGTGTGGTTAAGAAAAAGCTTGGTAGACCACAGGGCAGTAAGAATAAGACTAAATCGGGGAAGAAGTAATGCCTAGAGAGTATCTTGTAGGTCATGGCAAAGCTAAACAATGGTCTATTGATTGTTATGAAGCTAGTGATGGCCCATTAATTGAACGACGTATATTACAAGTAGATGATCTTTGCATTGCAGAGGACATTGCTAAAGCATTTACAAAGGCGGCACAAGACGAATAGGATATTGACAATGCATAAATCCATATGGAAAAGAATCTGGAATGAACACGCAGGTTGGTGTGAAGAAGCTACGCGTAGTTGGGGTGGAGAACAACGGCATATTAGTAAGGTAATAAGTAGTTATTATATCGAAACTATTAATTGGAGAAAAGTGTGGCGTAAATTTAACAAATGGTTTGAAACTTTTAAGGCATTAGATTCATTCTTGTGCGTAGACTGGATAGAACAACAAGAAAAAATAGAAGAGTTAGTCAATGAACAGATCAATAGTTAATCGAGCCTTAGAGAAAGCAGCCCAAGCCGAAGCAGACGGCGACGAGAAACGTGCTGCACATTGGATGGAAGTTGCTGACAGAGCCGAAGCTGTCTATGATCGTAAGGAAAACAATGCATAGCTACATTCATAAGTTTACTAAGGAACATCTCACAGTCGAAAAGCGCAGCCCACAGACGACTATCGACAGCTATGAGTTACGTCTATCTCTGCTACAATCGTGTCTCAAAAAACCTTTGCACACAGCAACACGTCAAGAGATTGTAGACATCTTTGCTAGTAAACGTGCGAACTGGCAACCATCAACACAGAACGCCTATCTGACGGCTTTGCTTTCATTCTTTAACTATCTTGTTGAGAACAAGTTGCTTGACATTAATCCCGTTGAAGGAATCCATTTTGCTGCTACGCCTGTTAATCAGGATGTGCGAATCCTGACTCAAGCAGAGCTTACTGAACTGTTAGTAAATCCTTGTGGCGAAGATGATTACAGTCGAGAACGTAACAGAATGATCTTGTATGTGTTTGTTGACACAGGTATACGGCTATCTGAGCTGTCGAATCTGAAAAAGGAAGATATAGATGGGCAAACAATTACCATTCAGAAAGGTAAAGGAAACAAATTCAGACGAGTGTTTATCAGACAATCTACTACAGCGTTGTTGCAGGATTACATTAGACTGTTTGCTCAAGATGGGGCTTTTGTTGGCAGTGAGTATTTATTTACTGGTCGCTCTGGCAATAATCTTAGTGGACGTTATATACAAAAGATTGTTCAGGAGACGACACAACAACTAAACATTAATGGGGTGCATCCTCATACGTTTCGACATACCTTTGCAACCAACTACCTTAAATTAGGTGGGTCAGAGATCACGTTGATGGAGTTGATGGGTTGGACAAGTATTGAACGTGTGCAGATTTATCGACATTATGACGACACAGCCCGTAGAGACGAATATAACCGAATCATGGAGGCATAGAATGTTTGTGTTTGTGTTTGCCGGATGTATAATGTTACTGGCTATGCTATCTAACATTTCAGATCGTTTGACTCGGATTGAGAAATCCTTGAAGTCGATAAAACAGTTTAATCTTCGACAAGAACTCTACTATAAAAAAGGGCAACGATAATGGTAAGTGAAGATATGATTATGAGTTTCAGTCTGAACGGTGAAACGTTTGAGGTAACACTGACTGCACAAGAGTATGCTATCTCACAGCATAAACCTATACGAGTGAAACGTGGTGGGTTTGTGTTTCAGGATAAGTTTTCTGTAGACAATCCCATCGACGAAGAGGCAGTAGACCTTGAAGGTATACCTTTCGTAGATAGGTTAGCAGAAGATGATATTCTTACGCCTCAAAACTTTGACGAGTTTGTGGGGCAAGATGGACTCAAGCAGATTATACATATCAATATACAGGTAAGTCAAAAGCTTGGGAAAGTGTTGCCTCACGTTTTATTGCATGGTTACAAAGGATTAGGAAAAACCACGTGTGCGAAGTTGATAACCAAAGCTGTAGGCACTAAGATGGTGCGGGTCACAGGTGGTATGCTAGAGACAAAGCAAGACCTTGTAAACTGTCTGAAACAAATAGACGACGATCATCTCGTGCTGTTCATTGATGAGATTCATGCGGTGAGTCGTAACGTAGGTGAAGTGCTTTACTCTGTCATGGAAGAGTTTTTGTTTGAGGGTAGACCTATCAGAGAATTTACGGTGTTAGGAGCAACAACTGAGATGGCTGATATGGTCAATAAGTTTAGCCCTATGATAGATCGGTTCGGAATCAACTACGCCTTGGAACCGTATACCGAAAAAGAACTACAACAGATCATTGAACAGTTATCAAAAAAGCAGACTTGTGTAATGGAAGTCAGAGCACTACACAGTCTCAGCCGAATCAGTCAGAAGATAGCCCGAATTGCGGTCAATTTGTTTCAGAACGTTTACAACTTAATGATCTACCACGCCGACAAACTTGTTACACAATCACATGTGGATGAACTGATGAAGTTGTATGGAATCTACAGTAACGGTTTGACAATGAATCACGTTAAGGTGTTACGTGCATTGTCTGGTGGCAAAGTGATTGGGTTGAATGGTATTGCTCAGAAGCTACGTATGGCTGAAAAGAACTACCAGTTGTATCTTGAACCTATCCTAGTGGAAGAAGATTATATTGAACGCACACCTAGAGGTAGAAAAATTACTGAATCAGGGTTACAGTTTCTTCAGGAGATAGATAATGCAAATTGAAACTCGTTTTAGTTTAGGTCAAATGGTCACAATTAAGGAACTTGATAGACCAGGAAAAATACTAAGTATTACTGTCAATCAGATCGGGGTTACTTACAACGTTCGCTATTGCGATCAAGCAGAATTTAAAAACGCTTCTCTATTCGAAGAAGAATTGCAAGAGCTATGACAAAGAAAGAACTGACAACACAGATTACAGAAATAGATGTCAAGCTGATAGAGTTTATTCAGGAAGAGATAGAACTAAAAGATGAGTTAGACCAGACCGACTACTTGCACGACACGAAAGAGTTTGTTCATTACGAAGCAGAGTTTACTAGAATACAAGGACGTAAAGATAAGCTAACAGGCCAAAAGAATTGGCTCATAGCACAGCTAGAAAGGAAATAACCATAATGGAAAAGCTAACACGTAACGATTTTATCACATACGCAACAGCAAGTTTAGCTAGTATGGAATATGGATGTAAGTCTACGGTTAAAAAAGCCGCTAAACTTGCAAATCAGCTAGAAGAAAGAGGCGAAGCATCTTGGCTAGAGGATAATGCTCATGTGTAAAAAACTAGACAAAGAAGCCAACCAACTGTTGAAAGGCACAGATTACAAGTGGCCTCCGAGAAGACCACACTTCTACAAAGGAAAGGAACGACAAAAATTAGTTGATTGGCAAGCAATAGAACAAGGATTCAGTAATGGAAAACCAGTAGCACGAGAATTACGTGAAGCAGTATTAACTAATCCGTTTCAGTCATTTTTTTCTGACTTGAATTTTAAACAGATGATGTTGATGCTACCACGAACACAAAGACATGTGGCATTAATGGTCTATAAACACAATTATACCTTTAAAGATGTATCAACACGTCTGTATGCTAAAGGGTTCACTGAAACACGAATTTCAGAAGCAGCCGTAGGGAAACGAGTTGGAAGAATTATAAAAACTCTACGGCGGGGGTTGAAAAACTAGCGAGTTGTGGTAATAATATAGTGGAGAACACAACATGAGTGATGCACAAATAAAAAGGGTTTCCGTAGAAACCGATTGGGATTGGTTGCTTGTTGCAGTCAAACGAAGTATTGACAAGCTACCCAAGAGCGCATTTACTTTATCGGATGCATTAGCACTCGAAGGACTAGCAACCAGAATTCGTTTGAAACTATCAGGGGGCAGTAATGGCAGCAAAGAAAAAGAGTGATCCTACCCCACATTTTATTTTACCTCATCTGCACAAAGCACTGCAAGATTCTGAATCTGTGCAACGTCAATCTGGCACAACAAACTATCCATCATCAGCATCTATTGTGCATGAAAAGAAAGGTGTGCGTTTAGTCACTGGTGCATGTCTTCGGGCTGAGTATTGGCGACGAACACATGAACCAAAAACAAACCCGCCTGATGCTCAAGGCTACCTCAAGATGTTGATTGGTAAAGTTGTTGAAGAAGCTTTGGTGAATCTGATAAAAGAAAAAGGAATGTGGCGGGGCAATAACATTAAGTTTTTTGAACCAGAAGTTGAAGCCAGTGGTGAAGCTGATGTGTTCTTTTGGTTGGATAGACTGAATGGGTTAGAAATCAAAACTGGTTATGGTTACTACTTTTCCAAATCAGTCTTAGATGCTAAAACAGGTATGCCAAAAGACGATCATCTACTTCAGACGTTCTTCTATTTGAAACAGGCATGGAACTTTGATGGTGAACAAGTAACATTACCGTGTTGGAATATCCTATATATGGATCGTGGGGATGGTGCTGACAAAGAGTTTTACATCTTCAGTCGAGATGGTAACGACTTGTGGATAGGTTCACAACATCAAAAACCTGTTAAGCATCCCTATATTACATGGGAAGGCATTAAGAAACGTATGGAAGAGTCTGATGCGTTTGTCAATACAGGTATGTTACCTCCTAATGATTACGTGCTAAAATTTACACCAGAACGAGCCAAACAGCTTTTTGATCTTGGTGAGATGTCAAAAACAGCTTACAAAAAGTTTGTAGACAATAAACCTGGAATCAAAGGTGATTGGCGTTGTGCGTATTGCAATTGGAAAGATACATGTTTGAAAGTAGGACAAGAGAAAACATGATTAAGCTGAAAACGTTTCTGATTATTCTTGAATCTGAAGTCAATAAATGTAAAACCTGTAAAGGGAAGGGTGAGATTGAAGAACACTCTGTTAAAGACTACGGAGAGCTTGGACAGGATGTAGATACAAAAGTGTTGTCGTGTCATGAATGCCGATTACTTAGAAAAGTTATTGAACGTGTGCAAAAACGAGAAGAAAGCAACCTCAAACGAAAGGAACGTCGATCATCATGAAGAAATTTATTGTAGTGCTTCTCGCAATTGTGGCTTTATTGGTTTTGGTGTTTTCACGTCCTGCCGGAGCTGATATTATCGGTGGAACTCCGCAAAACGGTAGTATTCATCATAACACTGTTGATTCAAATAACGACTCTCATGATAACAACAACAGCAACGTGAACAGACCAGTTGCAAATGCACGTGGAGGCAACGCCGAATCTAATGCAGTAGGTATTGGTGTTGGAATCGGTAAAGGCGGTCGTGGTGGTGATGGCGGTAATGCAAATGCTGTTGCAGCAGGAGGGCAGGGCGGTAGTGCTGAACAAGCACAGAGACAACAACAAGATCAAGTCACAGATGTTGATGTAAGAAATAGAAACAACCAAGATACTGATGTGTCTACGAACGTTAATACAGGTGTCAATACAACGGTTGGAAATAAAGGTGTTGTTAGAAGCAACAACGATAATCGTAGCTCGGCTGAACAACAATCAGTTGTTGAAACCAACGTTCAGGTTGAGGGTAACAACTACTCTTCCAATTATACTGACGAAAGTATTTATGCTTCAATAGCTACACAACCTGGAAAGAGTGAAGTGCAAATTGGTGTTCCTGGGTTAGCAGCTATTACATTGTCAGATGATACCAAAGTCTCAACATTAAACCTGACACTTCATACAACGTTAGAGCTTTACAAGGCAGGTCTGGTATCAGAAGAAGATGCTAGAGCAATCGTTGCAGAAGAACTCCAACATCTACGCAAGGCGGCAAATGGGCCGCGTGGTCGCACGTTGTTTAATCTGTTTGGTATACTGAGGTAGTCATGCAACTAGACCGTAACCTAGTTATTGTTGATGTAGAAACGACAGGTGTTGATCCTGAAACAGCATCTGTAATACAACTAGGTGCAGTAGTATTTGGTCGTGATGGATATTTAGTAGATAGAAGTTTCATGACTTACATTCAACCGTATCGTCAGAGTTGGAGTATAAAAGCACAAAAAGTGCATGGCTTTACACGAGAATTTTTAAGTGAGAATGGACAGGGCGTCGGTTCTGCTCTTGGTAAGTTTGAAAATTGGCTGAAACTTAAACCTGAACATGAGTGTGATAGCCTCTATGTTGGTCAATGGGGTTGTGGTTTTGACACGGACTGTCTTCGATCAGCGTATGAGTTTATCGGTATAAGATACCCATTCTCGTATCGTTCGTATGATATTGCTTCGTTTGTTCGGTTGTATCTAGCGTCACAAAATATGTTAGATACAGACTGTAAAAACGGAGAAGTTGACTGTGCAAAGAAACTTGGGATTGAAGCCGACCATAAGGAAGCTCATGACGGTTTATACGACGCTAGACTATCAGGTTTGATGTTACAAGAGGTGATGCAACGATGTGGTTCTTAATGCTTAAATGTGTGATCGCAGCAGGACTTGGTTTTCTTGTCGGACTGAATCGGGCGAGGCTAGACAAACCTTGTGACTCACGCGATTTTGCGTTAGTGTCGTTAGGTGCAGCGTTTTTTACGCTTGTTGCATTACGTGCGCTAACATTGTTTCCGAATGTTGAAGGAGCAATGGCTATTAACGCACTTCTTCGAGTTGTGAGTAATATTGTTGTCGGCATGGGTTTTCTTGGTGGAGGTATTATTTACCGAACAAAGAACACCGCAGAAGGTATTACAACGGCGGCTGGCTTATGGGTTATTGCTGCTGTAGGAACGGCTGTAGCACTTGGATTGTATTTAGAAGCCGTGTTTGTTACCTTGTTAATTTGGATTGTATTTCGATTGCAATTGAACGTTCAAAGGAGCAAAGCATGAATATTGCAGAAGTGTTAGACTATGGTGAAAATGCAACAGCTACAAACATTGTAGCCAAGATGGATCGACTAGGCGAAGACAAAAATAACAAGACAGAAGGTAACTATCAACTAGGTCGGTTGAAAGACAAGACAGGGGAAGTGTGGTTTATTCTTTCTGGTGGTGGGTTAGATCGAGACGTAAGAAAATTAGATGAAGTGACAATCAATAAAGCGAAGGTTGAGATAGACAGTCGTGGAAAGAAACGTCTTCGTTTTGATAAAACAGAAGTTGTATCTGATATCGTGGAGACGAGTGATGAGCCTAAAGCAGAATCGAAGAGCGAGACTAAACAAACTACTAAAAAAGAAAAGGCCACAACCACTAGTCGAAAAAAAGAAGTCCTCCCTGCCGACGAACTCGTTACCAAAGCAGCAAACGTAGTTGCTCAAGCGTTTGTTGATGTTGAAAATGCTCTTGATGGACGAGATGTGAGTCGAGATGTTGTAGCGGTATTAGCAGCTACGGCGGCTGCACCTGTGTTGGCTGTGTTGCTGGATGTTAACAACTAGGGGGTCACATGTTTAGACGTATTGTAGCACTCGTAGCGATTAGCACAGTATTGTTTACGTCTAATGTGTATGCAGATTGGACAGTTAGTGATATTCGGCAAGTAAATTCGAGTTACGAAGGTGTCGTGTATTTGGTTCGACGTGCTATGAATGATCCTCGTCTTCAAACAACAGACGGTAGAGCATTTACAGTCGAAGAACGACAAGCTATTGTTGATACAGTCGTCTATGACTCAGCCGATAAAGCGATTATAAAGGAGCTACGCAGAATTCGTCGTGCTTTGAATGACATTGCACAGAAGCTTGATGGCCTAGCAAATTAAGGAACCCCAATGAAGCATAAAGATTATTGCTATGTTGATGTGGCTATTGGTGGGCCTAGCAAACGTAACAACTTTATCAATCTTGCTACGGAGTCTGTCGAGTTACCTGATCCACCAGTCGAATGTTATCAAACAGCATTTCGTTATCCGAAGGTAATTACTGAGGGAACAGCAGGCTATAGAGGTTTACATTATCTTGATGCCGTATACTTTGACTTCGATCATGGTGCTGATTTTACTTTAGATAATTGTCGAAATTCTACAGCAGCATTTCTTTCGTGGCTGCAATCAGCATACAAAATTCCTGCTGATGCTATAGATATTTGGTTTAGTGGACGAAAAGGTTTTCATGTTTATATACCAAGCGCGTTGTTTGGAATCAAACCTTCAACTCGTCTTGCGTCTGTTGTGCGACAACTCGTAGAGCACTTAACACAGCAATTTGATGAAGAAGTAAAAGCTACGGGTTTACTTAAGATGATTGACCTTAAAGTATATGATCGTGTGCGTTTGTTCCGTCTTCCAGGCAGTATTCATGGTAAGTCAGAGCTTTACAAAATTCAGTTAAGTCTTGAAGACTTATGGGAGACATGTGCAGAAGACATTGAAGAGCTTGCAACTAAACCTCAGATGGGTGTGTTGGAATTAGATTTTGATGTAGAACCTATACCGGCATTGAAGGCGTTGTATGACTCGTTTGACTTAAAGGTTGAAACAAAGTCTACAGAAGGTAGCGACGAGACAAAGCCTGATTTCAAATACGGAGAACCCTGCTATATCCGTATGCTAGAAGGTGTTGGAGAGGGTCAACGTGACGCTGTATGTCTCCGTTTAGCCACGTTCTTTAAAAAGAAGGGTATGGACAGGGCTATGGTAGAGACAGCCCTTCTACAGTGGAATGAGAAGAACGATCCTCCCTTAGAAGATTGGGAGGTTGAGAAGACAGTGAAATCTGCATTCACTGTTGATTATGATTTTGGATGTAATGATGATCTTCGAAAACAATTTTGTGGAGATCAATGTATTCGGTTACATAAACAAGCCGAAAACTTCGATGCTGTTACTTCATGTGATCGAGTGTATACCGAACGCGAAAAAGAGATTCTTTCTAATCTGAATGAATCAGACATTCTATCACCAACCGATTTATTAGATGGCTACAGTAAATTTATTGCAGACATTAGTAAACATCGTGTCCTACTTGGTATTAAACCATTGGACGAGGCCATGAAAGGTGTATGTCCTGGGGAAATTTGCACCTTGTTCGGTCTACCACAAACAGGTAAAACAGCATTACTACTAAACATGCTACTTCATGTGAATGATAATTATGATTTTCCTGTTGTATTCTTTTCCTTAGAACAGACGGCAGCTCAGATTACTGAACGTTTTATTCAAATTATCACACAAAAATCTAGCAGTGATGTCGAGTATATCTTTCGCAACAAACCGAAAGACAAAGACAACTTAATGAAGATGGTTGCAGCTCGTTTAACAAACATATACATTGTAGAGAAAGCAGGACTCGGCACCCTACAGATGGAAGAATATGTTCGTAAGCTACAACAGGTTACAGGTAAGAAGGTTGGTTGTATCGCCATAGACAATCTCACAGAGATGTTTGCTTACGGACAGAACGACATCGGGCGTATTTCGAAAGCTATGGTGAATCTTGCACAGCTCGTGAAGGATTTATCAGTGCCTCTGTTACTGATCCATCATGCATCTTCAAAGGCTGTTGATGAAGGAGAGCCGGTTTACTCAAAGCACTTGCTTAGCTCTAGCAATGTCGAACGGGCAAGCACGTTTGCTGTTGGTATGTGGCGGGAGATTCAAACCACAAACCGTGATGTATTACGTATAGCATTAAGGAAAAATCGTAAAGGTAATCCAATCAATCAACTTGATCTGAAATTTGATTTGAAGACACTGACGATTTTAGATTCTCTAAAGAAACAGGAGTTTATCTAATGAATAAACATTTTCAAGTAACTCAACATACGTTATTGCGTATTTGTGAAGTTGAGGCTGATAGTAAAGCAGATGCAACACAACGGTTTTACGATGGAAAAGGTAGAATAACTAAAGAAGAAAAATCTGAGATAACCGAAATTTTCAGTGAAGAAGAGTTTGAACAATTTTCAGAGATAAAAGATGTAGAGGTTGTTGAACTTGATCCACGTGTAGTGACTGAAGAAGGATAAGTAAATGCCAAAGGAGCCTAAAAAGATTGGTGGTTGGAACAAGAAGTGTCTAGCACTGTGGGCCAAGATTGTAAAGCTTCGAGATGGTGGTAAATGTCTACACTGTGGTAGCATTAAGTTTTTAAATTCTCATCATCTAGTAGCCAAAGAAAACTACAGGACAAGATATGAATTGGATAATGGCGTTACCCTATGTGTCAAGTGTCACAAGTATGATCGTAGAAAATCCGCCCACGGAAACCCTGTGTGGTTTGCTTTTTGGGCTATTGAAGTGGTTGGTGAAGACAGGCTTAAGCGAGTTAATAAGATAGCACAACGTAAACCTAAGTCTCCTACGATTCCGTGGTATCGAAAACAACTTACAAGGTTGGAGAAAGAATACGAGAGGTTTAATCATGAGTAATGAAACTGATCGACTGAGAGAACAAGAACGAGCTGTTCATGCTCATAAAACAGAATGTGTTGGTGGCCCTTGTGAAGTGTGTTACATTGTCTATTGGATGAATCAATATCGTGAAGACTTACGTATTACCGAAGAATTAAATTCTCAACAGCTTAACAAAATTACTAATTTCGATAATTTTACCACTAAACTGCATGAGCAACTTGATGAAACAAAAGAACAGTTGAAATCACTAGTGACTGCTGTTCGTAAGGCAACTCCACCAGTTATGTCTATGACATGTCAGAGTGATGAACAACGAGTTGCAATCTTAAGCGAACGCTACAGACAGGTTAAACAAAATCTTGATGGTGCTTTTGTAAGAATTACTTCTTTAGAAGAAGCTGTTGAAACTACACGGCTTCTTATACAATCACTTATTGAATGGCCTGAAGAGGGTTATGATCGTCGGACAGAAGATGGTTATCCTCAAGAGATGGGGTATGATGAGTTTGCATACAAACGAATGGTTGATACATATCGTGAATCGTTAAAAGCAATCTTAACTGTTTTTAAATAAGAAAATGTTTTGGGGAAGTTCTGATGAATGTAGAACTCTACGATAAAATTTTACAAGCCGGTGTGTATGCATTGGATTTAGAAACTACGTCTATTGATCCCAATCTGGCAAAGATCGTAACATACAATTACTGTGTTGAGGGTGAAACATACACATTCTTTCCTGATGAGGTAGACGAAAAGTTACTAGAGTTGACTCTAGGTTGTCCTCAATATACTGTGATTATGCATAATTACCTGTATGATGCTTACGTGCTAGAACGTCATGGTTGTGCTGTGTTGAATCAGCCGTGGGATACTATGGGTGCAGCCTGGATTATGAATGAAAATCTTCTTGAAGAGAAATGGTCAGGCAATGACAAGATCAATCTGAAAGACCTTGTGAAACGTGAGTTTGGACATCAGATGGTAAAGTTTAAAGACCTTGAAACGACACGTAAGTTGAAAAAGATTAATCAGGCGGTCACAAAGTATAACAATAAATTCGATGCAGCTCTGCAACCTTTAACTATGCTTGAGTTACTTGATACAGAAACAGCATTACGTATCCTTGAAGTGAACAAGGTTGTTCGACAACTCAAACCGAAGCGGTGTCCGATATGTGGTGGTCGAAAGAAAGCCACAAAGAATAAACCGATATTCATTGGCAACTGTAAGGAGTGTGAACACACAGGTAAAGTTGAAGTGCCTCCGATACCGCTTGTCACAGAGAGTGACTTAGAGGAATTGTATCAACTTGTTTACCATGAATTAGTAGATTATGGTTCTGATGATGCATTGTGGACATACCGATTGTATGAACGCTATAAACCGATGATCGAGTTAGAGCATACTAAAATCTTTGCTTTTTACATGAGGCTTTTACGTCCAACATTGCTCATGCTGATGAACGGTCTTCATGTGGATCGAGATAAGTTAGAAGAAGCATATTGGGAAGTCAGCGAAGAGTTGAAGAATGCATTAGCACTGATCAAAGACGAACTCGACAAAGAAGGTATTGACGATTCAAGTGTTGGAGCCGGACGCGAATACCATATCAATTTGAATTCTTCTTCTCATATGGCTGAAGTATTATTTGACATGATGAACTATGCACCTGTCGAACAGAAGGGGAAGAAGAATAAAACTGCTAAACGGTCAACAGATAAGACCGTATTAGAAACACTAGCAGCCAAAGGCTGCAATCTTGCCGAGCATCTTTTAGAGTTTCGTGCGTTAAACAAACTGATGTCTACGTATATCCTTCCTATTATGAGTCGCACAGAGACAACACCATACCTCTTTACCAGTATGTCTCCGTGGGGAACACGAACAGGTCGTTACAATAGTAGGAATCCTAACTTACAGAACGTGCCTGCTGCAAAAGGTAAAGGTATTATTCGTTCATTCATTACGCCGCCAGAGGGTCATGATTTGTTAATTGTTGATGCTTCACAAGTCGAGCTTCGATTACTAGCACATTTTAGCGGGGATGAGGTTTTGATGGATGCCTATACTACAGGTAAAGACGTTCATGCTATCTCTGCAAGTAATATCTATGGAAAAACCATTACGAAAGCGTCTGATCCAGATCGTCGTCAGCATGGTAAGACCTTGAACTTTGCTGTAATCTATGGAGCAGGCGCACCTAGAGTCGCGGCACAGATTGGCGAAGGGTTGACTGAAGAACAGGCACAAGATTTTATCGACAAGCATTTCAAAAAGTATATAGGTGTCAAAAAATATATTGATCGAGTGAAGCGTGAAGTCGTGCAGCATGGTTATGTAGAAACACTCTTCGCACGTAAGCGTAGGTTGCCTGATGCACACTGGCACAACTACAAGTCTCATCGTCAGGCTGTTGATGCAATCATGCAGGGCAGCGCAGCCGATATTATCAATAAAGGTTTGGTTGAGATCACCGAACGATACCAGAACGACAAAGTAAAAATCATTCTACAAATCCACGATGAGTATTTGATTCTGACACCAAAGGGCGAAGGTGAACGCTACGGTAAAGAGATCGAGAAGATGTTAGTAGACATGGTTAAAATTAACGTGCCTGTTGAGTGGAGTGTTGAGGTTGCTGAGTCTTGGGAGGAAAAATGAGTAACCTAATTAAGTTTAATTCATGGTGTATCGGGCGTATTACTACTGGTAGTAAAACACAAACTCGTCGTCCACTTAAACCGGAACCTGAAATTGAATTAACATGTGCGTGGAAATATGATAAGACAGAAGAAATATGGTTGCTAGGTGATGAACAAACTGCAACAGTATACATGACTGTTAAATGTCCATACGGTAATATTGGAGACACTTTAACAATTAAAGACACGGATATACGTCTTAAAATTACGAATATTCGATTGGAGAGACTACAAACAATCACAGAAGAAGATACACGCGCCGAAGGTTGTGATGAACTTCAAGAGGGTGTTAAATTTTGGGGTAATGGAGTGCATTTTCCTAGTCTGTGGGATGAATTCTATTTTGATATAGGTTTTGGTTGGTTTACAAATCCGTGGGTATGGGTAATTGAATTTGTAAGAGAGGAAAAATAATGATTAGGTCTATCAGTGATCCAGATTCCCACAGATGGGAAGTCATTAATATGGAAACCGGAAACCCAATTCGTAACGTTCAATGGGCCGACGATGATACAGGTGAATACGAAGTGCTTGTTTTAAATGAAGCAGGTAATGTTCATTCTGTAAGATGTAAACATTGCGGTAACTTTACAATCGTAACGAAAGCTATGTATGGAATCATCAAATTCGAACCTAGAGAGCTAAATGAACAATCAACCTAAATTCAAAGCATGGGATACTAAAACTAAAAGGTGGATTCGTCACGTTGCACTAGATAAATTTGGTTATGTATCTGCCTATCTTGATGAGTCAACTGAACATATTAGCGAACAGCTAAGTCCTAATAGTCGAATTCGGATTGTATTTGCCATAGGCCATGAAGATAAAAATAGTGTGGAGATTTATGAAGGGTCTGTTGTAGATTATCCTCCTGCCGTAGAGCAAGGTTTTGAAGGTTTACGAAAAAATGTTGTTGAATGGTCTGACTTTTATACAGGATTTCGTCTTAGCCGCTATTCAGCAGCCGCCTATTTCTACCATGAGTGTGAAGTGCTTGGACATATATTTGAACGAGAAGATTTACAGAAGGAGTTGCAGTATGAATTGTCCTAAATGTTCAGGAGGTTTAGTAGAAGCTTATGAAGCTCCGAACTACAATTTTTCACCTGTCACACGTGTAGGTGCTGAAATACCTTATTCAATTGTCATGACATGGAAAACTGTTTACCATTGCAATACTTGTAGTATATCTGTTCACGAAAAGCATAAACAGATTTATGTTGCAGATGTTATTGACGAACTAAGGAGGCAACCAGATGGCGAGAACATGGACACCGAATGAAGAACAGTGGTTAGTCGAGAACGCCACAGTCTATACACCACTTCGGCTCGTCACTCGTTTCAACGAGCACTTCCCTGATCCTTCTTCTCGAACGTGGGATTCAATCAGGAAAAAGATTAAACGACTTGCTGCATCAGCCGACGAAGCAGTAGCCGCATTTGGTGCAGTCATTGATAAAGATGAATGGGTGGCATGGTCAAAAGCTCGATACCCATATAGTGCGAAGAAAGCCAATCGAGTGTCAAAACGTAATGCGAAGTTTGAGACACATCTTATTTGGCCTGATACTCATGTGCCACATGAAAATAAAGCCGCAGTCAATGCTGTGTTACGTTTGATGGATGATGTCGTGTTTGATGGAGTCACTATTATCGGTGATTTTATTGACATGGATAGTTTGAGTCATTGGAATGAAAACAAACGATTAACTGTTGAAGGAAAACGATTGAAGCAAGATTATGTTCATGCGAATGCCTTGTTAGATGAGATTTGTAAGCGGTTGCCAAAAGATGCTGATATGCGTTGGCTCGATGGTAATCATGAAGATTGGTATTTCCAGTATATTGAAAAGCATCCCGAACTAGAAGGTTTGCTATGTCACCATGATGAATTGCGATTGAAAGAACGAGGTTTCAACGAGATTCGTCGTTACACAAAAGATCAGTTTACTCATCTTGGGAAGCTGACGATCTGCCACGGCATGTATACAGGTATTTATCATGCCAAAGCTCATGCAGATAAGTTACGTGTGAACGTGATGTATGGACATCTTCATGATCTACAAACATATTCGTCGTCTTCACCGGCTCGTAAACTGGCATTTATGAGTTATTGTATTGGTTGTTTAGCTGACACAGCACCAACATACATGAAAGGTAAACCGAATAATTGGAGTCATGGATTTGGAATTGTTCATCTCTTTCCTAACGGAGATTTTGATGCACAGGTGATTCGTATTGTCAAGGGTCGATTTGTTTACAATGGGAAGGTCTATCAAGGATAATACTATGTTAAATTACATGATTCGCCTACCAGATGATATTTGTGCGAAGTTAAGTCTTGTGGCTAATAAAAATGCTACAGATATTGAAGATATTATAGATAAAATTGTTAATATACTTGTGAAGGTTTACCGACTAGCTAGTTGGTTCACTAAATAAAATGGAAAACTTACCAACCATATCTCATCTGTGTAAGTGTGGACACCACGACATAATACATGCTCTTATAAAACTTGATGGTGTTGAGACGATTGTTGCTGGATGTCTTTCCGGCAGTTGTGAATGTATCGGCTATCATGATATATCAGGAGACGACTCATGAATATGATGCGCTATCCAAAAGTTGAAGGTGTATTCAGACGTAACGAGGAACATCAAATTATTCCTGAATACAAATGTCCTGAATTTGATTTGATCAAGAAGTTTCTTATGTTTGAAAAAGTGGATGGGTCGAATGCACAGATTAAAATATCGTATCCAGCTAGTCTTCATGATACCGGAGACGAGTTAGTGGCAGAACGGAAGGTAGTTTTGGAAATCTTTAGTCGAAATCGTAAACTCGGTATTGAAGATACCAGTGGACGCAAGATCGTTAATGCACTGAATCCTGTGTTAAACGGTGTTGATCTTAAACAGTGGTATATTGATTCTTTCGTGACTCCAAATGTTGATAACTCTGAGTTTGTCTATCCTGATGTGCGGTTCTTTGGAGAAGCTTACGGCCCAGGAATTCAGAAACGTGGAAAGATATATCGAAAGGAAGGCGTAAGTTTTATCTTGTTCGATGTGCATATAGGAAACACATGGTTGAATTGGGAAAACGTCAAAGAGATTGGTAAGAAGCTGAATATTCCGACAGTGCCAGAAATCATGCCTATCATGATAATCGGCACACCAGAGCTTGTATTTAATTCCTTTAAGGATATGCTCACAGATTATTCAACGCTCCTTCCTGACGCACCAGGAGGGCAGCTAGAGGGCTTTATTCTCCGTCCTGAACCTATGATTCTGAATCGACATGGACAAAGACTTGTATTCAAGATCAAACGTGTTGACTATGGATTGGAGAAAGAATAATGAGTAAAGCACGAGTTGAGGCTTACACGACTGAAGGAATGTCGGTTGTGATTACTGGAAATGATGTATTCGTATCATACAGATTTCGAGAATGGTTGAGGCACATAGAAAGATTAAGGAGAACTCATGAAGTCCAAGCAAACACCGATTGACATAGCTTCTTACATCGAACATACAAACGTTGATCCTAAAGCCCGACGACAACATATCAGACGGCTATGTGAGGAAGCAACAGAGTATGGTTTTCGTGCTGTCGTCGTAGCTCCCCAATGGGCGTTGTTTGCTAGGGAGACACTTGACCGTCTTCAGGGGCCACGAAAGCATCGAGTGTTAGTTGGTGATGTGCATAACTTCCCTGGTCTACCTGCCTGGACAGCAGATAGTCTTGCTGATTTTCATGATATCTTTGCTCCGTGTCCTAACATTCACAAGAACGTTGCATTACAGAACCAATTTAAAGTCTACTTACTGCAATTAGCAGAAAAACTCAAAGGGCCAAGACGTATCATTATTGAAACACCTATGCTTGAAAATAAGGATATCGTAAAGATGTCAAAGATTTGTCGAGCAAACGGTATCACTGTCAAAAGCAATTCAGGTCGTTGGCCGAAACGTCGTAGTAATAAAGATATCCTAAAACTGATCAAACGTGGAGCCAAGCCGTGGTATCGACGTAAGAAGAACCACACAGAGATTAAGATTTCTGGTGGTGTCAAAACATACGGTGATGTAGAAGCTATGGTTGAATTGGGTGCAGACTATATTGGAACATCAAACGGATTAGCTATTATGGGAATGGAGTTGTAATGAACGATTCAAAAGTTACTTTTTTGGAAATACTTCTTTACGGAGTAATAACTGCGTTATTTGGTTCTGTGTTATACGTGGTAATTGTGAAGTTGAAGGGTATTCCCCTGCTGATCTTGGCTAGTTTTCAACTTCTTGGTTACGTTGTGTATCGTTTCAAATTACTATTTGGATGGAAGTTCTGATGATAGTTTGCACTCGTTGTCAAAAGGGCTATCTTCAGGCTGTCAAAACTGTAGGAGTTTCAACAGAACGAACTGCTGAAGGTTTTAAGGAATCATATATGAAGTCTAAATTTGATCAATGCACAGTTTGTTTTGCTACGTTCAACGAACACACTATTAAGGTGGAGAAGGACAAATGAAAGAACGTTACATTCGGTTCAACGATATGATGATACGAGCGATTTTACGGGATGAAAAGACACAGACACGTAGGCCGGTGAAACCACAGCCAGAATACGGGGAAAATCACGCCGTGTCAGGATTGTTTGGCACGTTCTTTCACGGATGGAACATTGACCACCCTGCTGTAACGGTGAAGGACATCGTAAAGCATTGCCCCTTCGGTCAAGTCGGAGATCGGTTGTGGGTGCAGGAGGCGTGGAAACCTACATGTCGATGGGGTAAACCAGATAGTATAAGCTATATTAGATATCGGGCTGATAGTTCTCGTTGTATCGTTCAGCATACGCTTGGCGGTGTTCAAACAGACAACTGGCGTCCCTCCATCCAGATGCCGGAGTGGGCCTCACGTATTACCTTAGAGATTACTGATGTGCGGTTGGAGAAGTTGCAATGCATGGGCGATAGAGAAGCACGACTTGAGGGGGTGAAACCGTTTGGTGGTATGTGTGCAACGGGCAGCACACACCTGTATACGTTTAGAGAACTATGGAATTCACTCTACGCCGCCAAAGGTTTTGGGTTTGATACGAATTGTTGGGTGTGGGTAATTAGATTTCGACGAGTAGGGGAGATAATCAAATGAGCAATCCTAAAGTTCGAACATGTATAGATGATTTTTTCGATTATGATTTACACTTTCCTACAAAGACGTTGTTCATAGGTTCTGAGACAGATGATGAATTTGAGGAATCAGGAATTACGGCAGACACAGCAACCTATGCACTAAAAGGTTTGTGGTTGCTAGATCGTGTTCGTCCTGATGAACCACTCAAAATCATTCTGAATTCTCCTGGTGGAGATGCCTATCAAGGATTTGCAATCTATGACGCAATCAAAAACTGTAGTAGCTATGTAGAAATTTATGTATTTGGGCAAGCATGTTCAGCAGCCAGTTATATTTTGCAAGCAGGAGATTGTCGTATACTCTCTCCGTTGTCTCGAATCATGATTCACAAAGGCACGTTTGCAATGGACAATCATACAGACATTGTTCGAGCATGGATGGAAGATGAAGCATTGTTAGTCGATCAGATGGTAGAGATATACTATCGACGTATTCGAGAGAAGTATCCTAGAAGTAAGTTGTATACGAAAGAGAACATTAAACAACTATTAACTATTGACAAAATCTATTCGGCCCAAGAAGCTGTAACATTAGGACTTGCTGATAAGATTTTGGGGGAGGATGAATAATGGGATTCTGGATGAAATATATCTTTGCGTTACTTGGTTCATGGTTTCGATATCATTTGAATCTTCGACCTTACACATACCTCGCTGGATTTATGGCAGTAAATTTAGGTAAATGTGAGGGCTGGCGTGATCATATCACACCAAAACTTGTCGAGCTTGGAATTAAGGTGCAAGACCCTACCAAAGATGAGAAGAAGAAAACAGGTATGGAAATGCACGCAGCCAATGACTATCTGTATCGACTGAAACGGAGTGGTCAACGAACGAAGCTAGTCAATCTCATGAAACGTATTCGTCATGCTGATTTACTTGCTGTGGCTCGTTCAGCATTCATCGTCATTGAATGGGATAACGCATTTCCGACAGTCGGCACGATTAGTGAATTGGAACATGCAATTACGTTCCACAAACCGATCTACTTGATTACACGCAATTCGTTGTCAAGTATAAATCCGTGGCTACTGTCAATGGCGTTTCAGAGGGGTGATGTATTTAGAAGTCGAGCAGAGTGCGTCGAATTTATTCGGGGGAAACATGAAGCCAGATTACACTCTACTGAAGACGTAGTAGTGATCGAGAAAGCCGAGGCAGACGATGAAAACACTAGTGGGGAACGGGTTGATAATCCTGTCGGGGATTCTGTGGGGGCTTGAGGCCATTCCACAGATCGTGAAGAGTTACCGCACGAAATCTACAGGTGATCTAAGTGCGTGGTATTTTGCAGTATGTATACTAGCGTATGCTTGTTATTTATCAGGTATGTTCTTACATAGTGATTGGTTTCTTGGATTGGTTCATACACCGTCGTTGATTTTGAACAGCGTGATCTTAGGGATGATATTTCACTATGGAAAACGAAACTAAATTTCGGTATCCTATAGGTCTATATGTAGTATTGGTAGATTCGAAAGAAGTGGATAACATCTGTTATCCGAGTGGAACACTTTTCAGTATTCACCTTCACTGGCATATAGATAACACTGCATGGTATGGAATTGGTCATTACAAGGAACCTAGAATTGTTTTTGCGGTTAGGGAAAATGAAATAACTCAAGCTAGACCTTGTAAAAACCCAGGAGATTACTTTGAAACATTACAGGAATTCTTTCAACGTGATGATCGTTATTCGGAGGATACTATGAGTGAGAGTGGCTTTGGTGGTATTAAAGATTCAGGACAAAGAGAAGAGTTTGACACAGGCAGTGTAAGAGACACCAGTGAGGGTAAACCTCGTTACGATCTGATTAGTCCGATTGCGTTACATCGGTTGGCTATGCATGTCGCAGCAGGAGCTAAGAAGTATGGAGATCGTAATTGGGAGAAGGGTCAACCCCTCCAACGATATATTGAGAGTCTTGAGCGTCACCTTCAGAAAATGAAGATGGGTGCTACAGACGAAGACCATGAGGCGGCTGTCATGTGGAATATTATGGCATTCATACATACCAAGAAGATGATTAAATCTGGTGTGCTATCTAACGATTTAGATAATCTTCCGATGTATCCTAGTGTGGTAATTGACGAGATTGTAGGAGAGTAGTATGATTAACTCAGTTAAAAACTTTGTCAAACAGTTAGTGACTAAAGACTATTGGAAATGTGACTACTGTAGAGTCATTAAATTCTATGAACAAGAAGTGTTCTGTTGGAATTGTAAGATAGGTCAGATGCTTTATCAAGGAGGTCAGACAATGACTCAGTTTAAACGGATTGTTAATAAATTTTTAGAAACAGTTTTCATGTCTACTATTTACGCATTGCTTATTGCCGCTGTTCTCGCATTAGTTACGATGATATGGTGGTTGTTTGGATTCCTTACTTCTATTGGTGTAGATGCGTTACGACATGGTTGGTCTATTGGAGGTCGATTATTATGATTCAACAGACTATAGTTGGGTTATTAGGAATATTATGGATTGTGTTTGCGATTGGGGATGATAGACGTATGAAAAATAAAGTTCGACGACAAAGACGCGAAGCAGAAGAACAAGGATTAACACTGTAATGAATAACTACTTTCCAACATGGATGTGTGGTTGTGGATGGACGAATGGTGTTAACCTGTATCAATGTGCTCGTTGTAATCGTCTACCTGACGAATACTGTGTGCAGGGCGAGTTTGAGAAACTTTGTGACTCTGAATTACGTCTACGAACCTGGATACAAAAAGTAGCAAACAGCGAGATTGGTATGTTTGGAATTGAGCAGAAGGCCAAAAACTTACTTGAGGGACAATCAAATGCCTAAACACACGTTAACACTTTGGTATAGTTTACTAGATGATCAAGCTGGCGGTTGTGCGTTTCACTTATTTGAATCAAAAGAGTTATGTCAAATTGACCAGGAAAATAATATATACAACGATGATAATATCGGTATCGGTGTGGACTGTATTGTTGTAGAATCAGACTCTCTGATGGCAGTAAAAAACACTGTTGTAACAGTTAACGATGAAATTAAAGACTTAGAAAAACAAATAGTATGCCCTTATAATCAACACGTCCAAATGCAGGTGAGAATGAAAAAACGTTTACGTGCAGTGAAAAAACTGAAAGAGAAGACCGATGCCTCATCCTGAATTTAATACCTTAAGTAAGCTGCCAACATATATGAGAACTCGTGTATGGATTGAAAGTAACATTCATTACGAAGAACATGAAGGTGTTCATACATACCATCAATGTGAGTGTGACCGTATGGCTGCTAGGTCTTCAATGTGTGCGTTGTGTTGGAAGGATTTACTCGAACAGATTCCAACGAAATTTTCAATTCAAGATATTGAAAAGGCATTCTGGAACACATTTCATCAGGGGGGTGAAATATTCTTTTCCTATCAAGGTAGTGAAGAAGAAAATGAAAGCTCAACGACTGAATGGTGGAATGATTTTAAACAAAGCTTAGAACGAGGTAAGAAATGAATACATTACGCAGAACAGGTCGAACAACTCGGATGTTAGAAGAAGCATTACGGTTACATTATAAGGAAGGAAAAGAAGTTTGGATAATTGCTAAAGATACCCAACAAATACAGTTATTTAAAGACAGGCTATATCCAGAAACAGGAGTAAACATTGCAGGGCCTTTACAAGTTAATTTTTCTATGGGTCGTTACTTTATTCGAAATGCGTCAATACATGCTACAATCTTAGTTGACCATTCTGTTATAGAGATGGATTTTCACGGTTTACTAACTGAACTTCATAAATACGACGAGGAATAATATGAGTGAACTAACAGCTCTTCGATTTGAACTACAAGATGTAATAGATACCTTAGAGAGTGTCATGCCTATTGTCAATCTAGTTAACGAGAAGTATGAACAGACGATGGATAACAGTTTCTATATTTCATTTTCGAGTGTAGAAGTATTCTGGCACGATTTGATGGCCTTAACACATGACTATCGTGTAACTAAAGGATTAAAGGTTGCTAATGTCATTTGTAAACGATCTGAGTGACGCAGAACTCGTAACGCTGTATCAGAGTGATTCATCTGAGGCGGCTTTGGAGTTACTTTCTCGCTATGCCCCTTTGAGAGAATCGTTATTGAAGTCTCTTAAACAATCAGGGCAATCAAAACGTTTATTCCATGAAATGCAGGATCATCGGTCTGAATTTAATGTAATCTTTTTACAATCATGTAAGAAATACAAAGCAGGACATATGGATTTTCGAGGTTACATTAACAGTCAAGTAAAAATGCATTTCAAAGCTTACTTGAGAAAATACTATCGAGATGGGAGACACTAATGAAACATATATCCTTAACAGAGTTTCGAGAAGCAGGTTATCTTCAAGAGGTTAATCGTCAATTTTTTCATCCTCTTGGTCTTGCATTTTCAGTAACCATTGACGCAATAACAAAAGAAGTCCGATTTGATGGTATACTCGATCATCGTGACGATCCAGAAGGTGTGATCTTTAGTGAAACAGAAGTAACTAAACCAGAATTTATTGATAATAGTCTTAATATCGACCACGAACAAGTTAAGTATGGAATGGCACGAAGAAAAGGTTTAGGATTTATCATTCAACCTGTTGATCCAACAAAGGAATCAGAAGATGCAACCCTCAGAGATTGAAGAACGTTTACATTGGCTCGTTGGTCAGATTACTCAGGCAGCTAGACAGGCTGAAACCTTGAAGTTTACGTGGGAATCAGCAAAAGTGCAACAGAAGCAGCTTGAAGCTGATAGCCGTATACAACATAGACTAGCAGTAGTTAAATCGCTAGGTAAAAAACCTACCGATAAAGACCTTGAAGCATTCCTTGATACAGTATGTGTCACTGAACGTTTGGCTTTGATCGGCATGGAATCAGCTTATCGTCAGGCCATGATAGATGTAGGAGGATTTGAGAACGAATACAACGCACTCAAAAAGATCGTTGCTCTTCGAGTCTCAGAAATGCAACACGCAAGTTTTTCAGAAAAGTAGCTTATACTACTTTACAGCAGAAACACTTACTGTTTCGTCAGGGGATAAATCGTGATAATGAATATAAGTAGTATTTTAGCTGTAGGAATTTCTGTGTTTATCTTTGCATACTACTTTTATTGCTTACACGTAATACGGCAAAGATCAAACGTAGACGAATACCAGGAGGCGCATATCGTGAAAGACGGCCCATTTAAAGGATACATAATCAATGATAGTTCAGGCAATGGGTCTGAACGAACATGGTTACTAGCACATGAAGGACATCGGCTTGAATATCGTGATAAAGCATTATTCTCGCCTAATAAAACACATCGTCTTATGGCTTGTCATACCTGTAAACAGTTGTTGATGATGAGTATTGTTGTTCATCGGGAGATATAAACAATGAAGATTCAACGAATGGAACACACGGTAGGTTTATTCATTAATAATCAGTATAGTATATGGGTTGAAAACTTATGGCCTGATTTAATAAGATACTTGTTTCGTAGACAGGATTGGTCAATGTTTTCTTTAGTAGACTTTACACATGCAGCATTCAAGTCAATTGACACATGGCATGTCACAACAGCCTTACTAGGTTTTCGACTCATCATAAAGCGTGATGAAGATTTTACTTTAGACAAAGGCAAAGCAACATGATCAAAAGACTCTCAAATCTTTTACACAAATACAACTCACAGTTTCTTAAATGTTATAGATGTAAGATTGTTTACGAAAATGATATTATCCCTTTACAAATGAGTGGTTGTTATGTTGGGTGTCCTGAATGTGGACAACCATTAACTAGTTACCATCCATCTACACTAGAACTCAAGGAGTATCAAAATGGACTCCACAAGTGATCCTCTTGAAGGTTTAGAACCAGACGAGAGACAGGCTGACTTTATGCTCTGTGAATGGATAGACGGACATGCTATATCTCGTTCTGACATGGAGGCAGGTAAACAACATGCATTACTATTACGCGATCAACTTGTTGCTTGTCGTCGTGAGGTAAAAAACTTAGAAAAATCCTGTCAGGTCAATCAGTTCATTGCTAGTATCTATCTGGCTGGATCAAAGATCAAAGCGTTGAAACAAGAACTCACCGAGGCACAGGGACAGCTTGGACGAAACAATGCCTTGAAGAACACCGTCAAAGAAGTACACGACATTCACGTAGAATTATTGAGAGGGCAGATTTCAGACCGCAACGAGGAAAATGATACACTGCGCGAGGCGTTGGAGCATAAACAAGAAGCGTTAGCACAATATGGACAACATAATCCAATCTGTCCAGCACACCATAAACATAATGATGGTGTGACTGAAGACAGTAAGTGTTACCCTCACATTTGTGGCCTCAGTGCCACCTTAAAGGAGTATAAAGACAATGAAAATCAATCGTGATCCTTTGATTATTGAATTTAAGCATACGTCCATATCATTCCGTAATGATTGGTATTGTATGTGGCTACACCGTTCAAAACTAGGTAAGTTCAACTGGTTAAATTTTAGTCTAATCACAATTGAATTTGAACGTGCTTACTACATAGGAAAATACGCAACTTTAGATATTACCCTTATGGGGCTAGGAATATATTTCCAATGGAATTGGGCCACAGAAGAAGAACAAAAAGCATGGATGAAGGAGATTATAGAAGATGAATGAACCAGAACAACCTCAACAGAACGAACCTGATAAGACAGAAGAACAACAAAAACCGTTGAACGTGAGTGAGATTCGGGCGAACTATGGGATTGGAACAGGTTATAGGTATTGGGTAGGCAGACGTTTCAGTTGGTTAGCAGCTAATGAGTGGATGCCAGGAAGCAATGCATTTCGTTTCTTTGTCGTAGGACTTCAATTTTCAAAACGTAGGCTTCGACTGCATCTAGCTTTGCTTGGATTTTCAATCGGTCTGGCGTGGTATTTCCCTCCAAAAAATGACATCCCTGATCCTCAAGACCTGATGAGAGAAATTGCTAAAGCCGAAGGTCTATTACCTCATCTTGAACCCGACACTGAAGGAGAGAGCCAGAGCTAAATCTTCAGCCAAACGTTCATCGTCAAACTCTAAAGGAAAGTCTGTTATGGCATCTGATTCTCGTGTTTTTAAACGAACCTTCCATTTACCTGCAACTTCGTTATAGTAATGTGAGTATTCTCTTGCCATGATTACATCCATTAGGTTAATGTCAATTCAGCTTCGCTGATAACAAGCTTATCAACGACGCCACTGATGCTACCGGCTGTGCCTGCATCAATTAATACAAACGGACTCACAGTAAACTCGGCTGCTTCCCCACCTAGCGCAGCCAGTTGAACCTGTGTCACGTTATACCCATCAATCGCTGTTCCAATACTCGATATAGGAAACTCAACCTCGCTCGTTAACACAGACGAGATAAACGTATTTGGTTCTGCGCCGACCCCAATACTATCAGGTGTCAATGGAAAGATTAAAGTCTTAGGGGTTACACCGTCTGAAATATTCAAGATCACAGCTAACCGAACAAATCCTGTAGGAACAACACTCCCAAACTTCACTAACAACTTACTTGATCCTGTTAACGTAGGATTTGGATTATCTGCGGTGCCAGGATTATACGTTAATAAAGCTTCACCCTGCCTCCGAACTGGATTACCCTCGACTGTCTCTAAAAATGATTCACAATCAAACACCGCATTACCTAACGATGCAGGACTATTAATATCAATCGTTGCTTCTTCCCCAACTGAACCCTTGACAGTGCTGGCCCATACGTTCTGCTGACCTGTATAGGTATCAAACACTTGAGCTTTGGTATCTGATGCTGTCTCAAGTAATCCAGCGTTAAAATCTTCAACAAACTTATTGAACCTCATCGTTACTTTGTCTATCGCCCAACGTAACGTCGGTTGAGCCGGATAATTTGTGCCAAGAATGAGAATACGATTCAAAAACACACCATCAGTGCTGATGGTTCCGTCATAGAAATCCAATAATGACTGTCCGAACACACCTTCCATAATATCAAACAACTGCATGGACACATTCCCATTAAAAAACGCTGGCGTCACCTCGACATTGCCTGCATTCGGAAACCGAGGGGTATTAATCCAATGAATCAGACGAAACGTAAAGTTTGCTGTGTCATTAAATTCATGTCCTACAGGTAGGTAAGGTTTAAACCATAATTCAATACGAGCAAATGGATCAAATGCACCTGTGCCACCAGGGTTGCCTTCAAACTCAGAGTAAAATTCAAATGATGAACTCGGTAACACACGCATTTGTCGAGCATACTCATTGACAGCCAACCGCCATGCCGCAGAATCAACGGCCTCTGGTAATACGTCAATCGACGACATGAGTTTAAAAAAGGTAGGGGCAAAACCAAAGGTTTTTAATTCACCCACATACCAACTCAACTGACCAACAGCACTCGAACTTGCTGGATTAACATCTAACGGCCCAAGCACCATACCCTGACTCGCATTCAACAATGTTTCAAAAGGAGGTAAGAGCTGACCATGCGTAAACGTATCAAACTCATTCGGGTCAATTTCCCAAATACCTTCATCAGCAAGAAACCTACCTCCGAGAAAAAAGTTATCTGCACCCGTTGAACCTGTTGATGATGTTTCAGGCGTATCAACAGGAGCAATAAAATCTTCGAAAAACAGTTCGTCAGGTATCTCTTGATTCAACTTTGCAAAGAGAAAATCATAGACAGGTTTCAGATGCCGTAAATCTTCGATGTGCATAAACCGAATACGAGTTCGACCAACAACGAGTGTTGGATCAATAAACGTTGTTTGTTCGGTAGCAATCGCCTCAAGACTTGGGGTAGTTGTAAAATAGTCTTCCTTAACAAATGAGAAACCAGAGACAGGTAGAGCGACAAAGAGTTCTTCAAATGTCAGAAGGACATCTCGGATAGACTCACGTATTTCATCAATCCAGGGTTTACGGAACTGAAGATGCTGTATACCACTAGTAATCTCATTCCGAGTAGTCGCACTAATCGGAACCATAGGTGTAATTCCGACTCCATTGGCTAAAGCAAACGCAGCCAACTCAGTAATTCGATCATTTACGTAGTCAATGATTTCAGTCAGGTGAGTCGCTCGAAGACGATAGTTCAAAGCATTCAGAGGGTCTTCTGTCCAGAACCCTAAGTCTGTGTTGCAGAGTGGACACTTCGCAGCCATACCAATACCTCCAAAAACCCCCTAAATTGGCTGAAAAATGCCTAGTAGGTGGGGATATCTCTATTTTTAGGTGTCCTAGCACCTGTTTCCCAAATCAAGCCCTTACGCAGCATATACAGCAAAAAACTTCCAACGACCATCGACAGGATCACTGATCACTTCAGGACGAAGCACAGACTCGGTTACACCGTCTGTTATGATGGTTTCATCAACATCAATCACACCTGGAAGCACTTCGCCTACACCTGGGGATGTGGCTTTTGGTAGCTGACCTGCATTCTGAAGAAACTCAGTATCTTGCATTTCTGTCAACGCAAGTCGAGCACCGCTTGGTTGGGTTGCTGATGGGCGATCAATAATAGCACGAACAGCGTTTTCAAGTTCTGCAATACGACTTTGTAAGAGTCGAATTTGTTGCTGCTGATCTCGAACAGTGCCACGTTCATATTCAAATTCTCGTTCTTCCCTACCCATAACCTACTCCTTAACTACATTCAAACTGTGGTCGATCTGTATCGTTCGTTCGACTGAAGTTTTTACTCCGTCGAAACGCTCGAAAGTTTTCTACTTGTAACGTTGCCAAGAACGATCCTCCACTAAAATTAATACGAGTTACATTCAAAGGAAAACCTGAGTTGTCTTTAAACACGTTACCACTAGCATCTAGGGTGTTGTCAAGATTAATACGCTTAGACAAATCAAGTCCATAGAAATCTTGAGCATCAAAAATAACAGATACAGCACCATCAGTTTTTGGATCATTTAAACGACTCAGCATTAATTTTGCTACATCTTCTGCAAATTCTGTATCATCAAATCCATGTTCTCGAAACGACTGAAGATTACCATCTACAAATTCTCGAAATGTAAACTGCTCTCGAATACCCAACGATGATAAAACAACTCGTCGTTTGGCTCCTGCACCGCCATTGCCGACAAACGGCACATCAAATATAGTTGGATTCGTGTCAAGAGCTATCGTAGACTTTTGAAAGTATCGAACATCAACACGTGGTTTAAGTAGTTTCACACCACGGATGTTGGTCATATAACCATTTTCCAAATCAGCATCAATAATGATCGCCATTGGACGAGCAAAACGAATCACACCACATCGACTATCGAATTCCCATCCACGTTCTTTCCACGGATAAGGCCACGGCTTATTCAGCCCACGTTTTGTGAGTTGTGTGCCTGCACCATAGCTAACAGTATAGGCCCATACATCAGTTAATACAGACAAGCTTGAAGAATCAGCGAGAACTGATCCTTCTTCCCACCCTGGAATTTTAAAAGCTCGTAATACATCTCGAACATCGTTATCTCGTGTGCCTCCGGTAATACCAAGATTTAAAATCTGTCGTTGAGGATCATTAAAAACACCAAAAATCCTATTTAATACTCCACTCGTAGGGTTCGCAGGCCCCGTCCATGCAGGTATGAGTTGTTTGTCAAATAAACTGACTTCCCGAAATGATGAAAACTCTCGTGCAGAACGTGTTCCTAACACAACCTCTGCTTCAGTTGTCAAATCTGTCGTATCATTTAAACGACCAAAGGAAAAGTCAACAACATCAAACAAATCCGTTTGACGACCTGTTTGTTGTAACGGTAGATTAACTAACGTGCCAGTGCCTAACTCATAAATTTCTAAAACTTTTTCTGGTGTGACCGTCCACTGAAAATTACCACCTTCATCAAGAATCTGTGTTAACAACTGACCTTGAGGTATGCCTTGTAGCTCAACAGGTTCTAAGACAATCGGAAGATTAGGCACACCTGTAAAACTAGTGATATGACCGGCAGTTACCATGTCAGCAAGTAGTGCTGACAAAGCATCATCTAATGTAGGACGAACTGTGTCAAAACCATAGGCAAAATCTTGTAATTCATTCTGAATTTTAAATCGAGCATCTTCAGCATATACGGTTACTGACTCAGCATTCAGACTGACTCCCTGTAAACGTCTAACAAATCCTGAATACTTGAGTATATCATTGTAGAAAATTTCAACAACATCTCCATCAGCAATAGGTGATGCAGCTCCGGCAATCGTCCGATTGAAATCGTCAGGACGCCGAGCTATTCGAAATGTTGCTGTGGCAACTTCTTCATTTGCCGTCCAGTTCCATTCAAGCGTTGAACGATCAACATCTTCAATAAACACACCGGCAATTTTCACACGAAGAGCATCAAGACCGGCTGACGTAGGAACAGCTTGTGTTTTGAAACGTATATCCTGTGCTGCATCGTCTAACGTATTTCCTTTAAATCGAATGTCTTGATCAAAATCTAAAATCAACGGTGCAAGAAATCGAATGTCTTGTGTAGCATCATCAAATTGTCCATTACTGAATCGAATGTCTTGAACAACGTCTGCTAAGATTGGACCTTGAGTTCGAATGTCTTGAGTCACATCATCAAACTGAGCTGTTACAAATCGAATATCTTGAATTAGATCAACAAGTTTCCCACGATCAGTTCGAATATCAAACGTCACATCCTCAATCACTTCTTGAAAAAATCGAATATCTTGGCGAAGATCACGTAATACTTCAATCTCATCAACAAATCGAATGTCTTGCGTAGCGTCTGCAAATACGGTGAGTCGATTTCGTATATCCTGAATCACATCCCGAAGAATTGAGAATGAACCTAAAAATCGAATATCTTGAGTAATATCTGTGTCAACATTGTCTTTAATAAAACGAATGTCTTGAGTAATATCGTCGAGCTGAGGTTTTCGAGTGCGAATGTCTTGTGTAGCATCAATAAACGAAAGGGTGCCTGCTGTCAGAAAAAATATTGAGTATGCATAGTCACTTACATCATCTGCGGGGGTATCTCTACCACGAACACGAAACCAATAGTAAACATCAAATCCTGCATCAAGTTCGTCACCGGCTTGTGTATCGTGGCGAACTTCATTCCCTTGAACAGCAGCAGGTAGACCACCCGCTGGAAAAGCTAAAAAAGTGCCTAGTCCATCACTATCATATGTCCAACCTGTCTGACTAACTTCTGTGTCTCTATCTAAAAAAGGTGATGGGAATAAAGGATCACTATCAACCTGAAGTTCAAAATGAATATTATCATTCTCAGGATCAATACCAGAATCAAACTGATACTGTGGAGTTGTATCACCATTAGCTAAAAGAGGAATAGTGCTGTTGATGGTAAAAAAACCTAAGTCGCTAAAAGCCCCTTCGGTAATAACATGTCCAGCATCTCGTGTTCGCACACGGACATACTTAATCCCATTTGTTAAAGCAGGACTAACTTGATCTTCAGACACACCACTCGTCACATCACCGCTGTCATATTCAGGTGAACCACCATCTGAAATAAACTCCGGCGACGAATCAATCTGCACCTGATACCCTACTTGAGCATCAAGTTCAGGATCATTATGTGTCCAAGTAATCTTAGGTGTTGTATCTGTAAAATGTCCAAGAAAACTTGCCATTATTATGTCTCCACAACTGCTAAGTTCGTTGGTGCTGTTGGAGCTTGGTTAGGAGCAGATTCAAAAAATCCGATGTCAGGCGCAGCCCCCAAAAATCCGTCAGTAATTGGAACCACAACCTGTCCAGCGTCGGCACATGGAGACGAAGTAAGTATTGATAAATCTGGTTCAAGTTCTGGATCAACAAAAATATTATCTAACAAGCTGGGTGAACCTTGAGTATCTGTATTGTTATTAAAAAAACAGCAATTTTCAATAATCAATATATCACCTACTTGTTCTCTAGCAGCAAAATTGTGATTCTGTAAGATAGTATTCTTAACAGTCATTGTTCCAGATTCAACAGCAACACCACGACCGTCGGCTGCGGTCGTATCAATAATACAGTTAGTAATTGTGCATACAGAACTACTATTTAAACCACTACCGAACTGAACTACTTCTCGGTCAATCTGTCCTATAAAAACACATCGTTGAATATCAAGAGTAAATACACCTGAACTACCTTCAATAACAGTTCCAAATTCAAACCCTGTATCCTTACTCTTCCAAGTCACATTTTTAATTGTATAAGTATGGGTTCCAGAACCATGTCTCCATTGGTATTTTGTGATAATAACATCTCTAGGATCACCAGACACCGACTCAACCGTTAATGTTTTATTAACATTGACTTTTAAATTACCTTCATCATACGTTCCATTCTGAATCTTAATGACATCATTATCTATACCTACTGTCTGTGCTTTATCAACAGTCAAAAACGGATTGCCTACTGATCCATCACCTGTCGTGTCGTTCCCTGTTGTAGCAACAAAAATATCCGACATAACTTACTCCTTAGTTAATACCTTCAATAACCGAACGAACTCGTTTACGAAAATCAGGGCCGGTCAATGCCGCCCGTAATTCAGTTCTAATCTTTCGTAGAATCTCTTCTGTGTCGAACGTTGCTTCGATACTAACCGGAACATCCACATTATTTTGAATGGTTTGTGTAAGAAAAACTTTAGTTAAACGGTCAGCTTCTCGTTGAGCGTCTGAAAGTTCTCGTTGAACATCTAACCCTCGTGCTCGGTCAATAGGACGATTTCGTTCAATCAAACCACGTTGACGCAAATCTTCAATGACTTGACGAGATCGTTCTTCTTCTGGAAAAAACTCACCGAGTCGTTCTCTGGCTCGTTGGCCGAGTCCTGAAACACCAGACTGTCCAGTTGCAAATCGAATCAGTTCTTCAAGTGCTCCCTTATCAGAACGAAAAAATGCTTTGTCTAACTCACTAACAAGACGTTCGATAACATCAACATTACCTTGAACAGCACTCTCTTGAGCTTTAACTTGACCAAGAATAGCTTTCTCTAATTCTAGTTGAGCACGTTTAGTGTTTAAGAGTCTACTGCTTTCACTCCCTAGTCGTGAAGCAATAAACAACTGATCTCTAGCCAACTCAACAGGACTCACACCGGCTAAACGTCGTAAATCAACAACGCCTTGCAGTTGTGTTTTCTGGATTGCTGTAGCAAATCGTCCAGCTTCATCAGTCAGTGTTTTAGTAATCTGAGCTAACGCTTGATTAATTTTGACAACTCGATCTGTAACATTTATAACAGAAGCATACTCATTTTTCAGGTCTTCAACGCTATTCGTCTGAATTTTCTGTATCGTTAAAAGTTCTTTCTGTGAATCAAGATTCCTAGCATTACTTTGACTGATAGAAGAATTTAACTCATCTAATTTCTGAAAAGCTGGAACAGCTTGAGAAACAATCCGTCGAATTAAATCATTTTCTATACCCAACAAGTCAACTTTTTGTTGACTCGTAGTAACACTAAGCCGTTCTGCTACAGTTAAACGAACACGTTGGTCAACAGCTTCTTCTGCGGCTTTTTGTTGGGCATCAGAATCAGAAACACCTTCATCTATTGTCGGGGTGCCAGAGGGAACACGATTTAGCAATCGTTGAAGTTCTGTAAACACAAAACCGGCACCTGGGCCTGGGGTTATTACCTCAAAAAGTCTGCCGAGCTGTCTAGTCATTGCAGGTAAATCTCGACGACGTTGCAACAAGTCGTCAAGAGAATCTACAAATGTGTTGATTGGTTCAGCAACGTCTTGTTGAATCCGTAAAGCATCTTGAATTCCACCAACCGAAATTACACTAATACCTCGTTGAAGACCTCCACCAAAACTTCGTTCAACAATATCTCGTGTCTTAACAGCAAAACCTGCTGCTGTCTCATTTGCTTTTTCGATAGACTCACTAACTTTATCCCATTCTTTAACAATCAAAGCTATAGCACGAACACCACGTTTACCAAAAACCGCAGATAATTTCGCTTGGTTCTCTAATGACGAAGCTGAATCTCCAATAGAGTCACTAAGTTGATCAAATACATCAAGAATATTTAACGGCTTAGTTGGATCAAACACAATACCAAACTCTGTTCTTAGTTTTTCTGCGTTTTTTGCCATAACAAGAAGTGATTGGTTAAGACTTGTTCCTGCCTTCGAACCACGTAACATATTAGTATTTAAAAATCCAATAATTGTTACTAGATCACCAAACTCAATATCTGCTAATGATGCTTGGGCCGTAACAAATTCTAATGCTGATCT